CCAGTAGCACACGCACCGAGCCAGATGCCTGTGGGTGTATCTCTTTGATAACACCTGTCTTTTTTGACTTTAGGGTGGTGAATAAATCGCCAACCTGATAGAGTTTATTATCTATTGTCATTTTTGCCTCTTTTCTTTGTTAGGTAGTATTGTAGCATTGGGGGCTGACATTTGTATAGCCCTATCTCAGTATTTGAGAAAGTTATTGTGTGATGCTAATCACTTTCAGGAAGCCACGCATCTAAGTGGTGAGCATCTACTATGGCAGACGCAGGGCAGGAAGTCTGACCTCGCCAAGAGATACCTTCAGGTAAATTAATCTCACGATCAAAATCTTCCTCATAGTATGCGTCAATAGCATCTATGCAGGGTTGCACCATAGCAACGGGAACGGGCGGGTAGTGATTAGATTGCAAGTGAATTGCTAATCCTCTCTCTAAGTTTAGTCCTAGTTCATCGCTTGCTAAATCGTATGCTAGATTACTTCCCATTAGTTAGCCACCTTTAGAATTGCGTAAGAGCCATTTTCATTTATTTGGTCAATTACTGGTTGAATAGCAGATACTAATAAATCTTTTAGCATTGACTCTAGCATAGCAATTTGAGCCTCTGACTCTAATTGTAAAAATCGTTGTGCGATTGGATGTGTTTCGTCAAACTCAGTTACGAATTTGAGTGAGTGTTCTACTTGTGTCATTTGTAGCCTTTCGTTGTTGGATAAGAGTATTATAGCATTGGGCACTGACATTACCTAATCCATTATGGGCGTGTCGCAGCTTTTGTGATAATACTCACAAATTCCAGGGGTTGTGGATAAGTCCACTTAACACTGTGGATAACCCCCCATATATACGGGCCGACCTGATCTTTGTCAAGTCGACACGCCGCTACATCTTAGAAAAAATATAGTATGCAAGAACAAAAGGTAATAGCGAAAGTACTATAGCTATGGCCCCTCCAATTACACCAATTACATCATACATTATTTTTTACTCGCAGAAAATCTAATATCCGCTTTACCATAAACACACAAGCCACATGAAACACAAGCGGACCCTGCATTGCTAATAAGTGGAATTGATTTCATATTCTCAGGGCACTTAGCGCCAGGCTTACCAGTCAATTCTTTCATTGTGTCTTCTGTTGCGGCGAATGTCTTTCCTAGATAAGCAAGGCGGACTTTAGAATTAGTTTTCAAATCGAATGCTATTTCTTTATTCTCGTCATCGGTAGAATAATATAGAGATAGGTTAGAGACATCCTTAAGAATAAGGGCCGCAGACTTTACTCGTGTATATACCCAGAATTGAATATCGGGATGATTTTCAATAATTACTTTCCAGGCATAGGTATAAGTATCATTGAAGAAATCTCCGTCCCAGTGGATACGGAATAACTTAGGAGCGTCTTTCTTTTCACAATCTGCAATAAATTCTACAATCATCTCATCTAATAGAATAAGCATTGTATCCATATCGGCATTGCGTAGCAATTCCCAATTGTGTAGCAGATTAGTTTTTACTCCAGGGAATAACTTTTCCAATTTGCCAGCGTAGCAAACACTTTCGCAGATACTCGTAGCGCCAGGACATGAATAGTCTTTTCCTGCAGGTAATCCGAATGTATTGGCAATTGCGGCTTGCTTTCCATTTTTTGTGACAAGGTTAGCCACCTTTCTATCATTAGAACGTTTTAGTTTAGTCATTAGTTATAACTCTCCTTGCAATTAGTGCAAATAGAATGCAATTTACAATAGCATGATTTAGCGTCGGGGCGTATCATATCTGTTTCATAGTAGTCATCATAAAAATCCATGGGATGAGCCTTTCGTTTGATTTAAGAGAATAATACCATGGCCCACTGACATTTTACGCAACACGCCCAAAAATTCCAGGGTGTTTTTGATCACACCCTTAACGACACGCCCGACCCCGCAGCTATGTGCGGGTCGCATAAATATTCAATACTCTGAATTTTTATGCTTGCGCTTGCGTGAATATTTTTTCTTATTGCGAACAGGAGTTGCGGCATTTGATCTCCGCAATTCCTGAATGCGTTTTATTTTTTCTTTAAGGTTCATTTATCCACTCCGCTATTTCTTGTAAATCTTGTGAACAGTTACACGCAGAAATTTCTATCATGTCCTCATGTTCAATAATAAAAGCAGAATCATTACAATCCTCGCAATAAATTGCAGACATTTGAAGAATCATTTTTCAACCTTTCCGAAAACTGTTGTGTAGTTGCTGGCTTCATGAAATCTCACGACATCAAATCGAGGATTATCTTTTGCAAACATTTCCGCAAAATCATTTACGATTTTAGAAAATAACGCTGGGTGCGTTTTATTGCTTGCATACTTTAGAATTTCTGCCGTTGCGACATAATCTTTACGAGTCATCATTTTGTTACGACCTTTCGACCTTCACGATAAAAAATGCGTGTATACATTTTGCCTGTTGGCATTTGCAGATTAACAGTTGAGTATTCATTAGCCCAACCCCAATCGGTGAATTTATTAAATTCGGTGAACGCCTCTAGTGCGTCTGCATAGTTCTTATTAAAATGGATAGGCTTGCTATCGTATGAAACAGAGATTTGATACATTAGGTTTTCCCTTTCGTTTGGTTATTTAGAGTATTGTAGCAGAGGGGTCTGACAAATCAGAGAGCGCCCTCTTGAAATAAACCTATTTCAAGGTTTAGCAATTCATCGGGGGTGGCTTCGGATAAATCTACCCAACCCGCACCCTCATCATCAATTCGGAAAATTTCTATGTATCCCATTAGTGTTGTTCCTCGCAATCTTTAGAGTAATCAAATTCGCAAAAGTAGCAACCCATAAATTCTAAGTGCTCGATACAGTAATACTTAAACTGACTTTCATCACAACAGAAAATCATTTCATCTGCGATTTCATAGAAATCGGTTTTATCAATTATGTTCAGCATTATTCACCAACCTTCACCGCTACATAGCGATAAGTATCCTTGAAAGAATTTAGAGGGCGCACCTGCACCTTGTAAGTGTCTGAATCGGAATACCAGACATCATCATTTTTTTCTGCGGAGATAATTTCTCCCTTTACAGAATTTGAGTAATACATTTTTCCCACTAGGAGACTTTCTACAGTATAGACATTTGCTGACATTATTTGCCTTCTTTCGTTGTTGATTTGGTAATTGTAGCAGATAGCACTGACAAGGCTTCTGCCTTGCTTGCTTCACGGGTGGCGCTGACATACGCCTTGAATTCGTCTAGGTTCATTTTTGACCTTCTTTCGTTGTTGTTATAGTAGACATTATACATCAGGGGTCTGACATTTATCTACCTACTAGCCAGTAATTCCATACTTTGAGACGCTCAAGCCGTGTGATACTAATCACATAAAAATGTCCGATATGTCTGTCAAATCGACACGCCGTAAATTTTCAGGGGATTTTATAACAAGTTCATAACGACACGCCCGACCCCGTGCATGTGTGGGGGATCAGCTTGACATTGTCAAGCCGACACGCCGTTTATTTATTTTTATTTATTACAAGCGTCTACAAATTTTTGTGCATCGAATAAAAGATTATCCTCTGCAAAATATCCCGCAAAATCTTCAACGAGATCGTGATAAGTAAATTCATCACCGATTAAATCTTTATAAGATGAAAGAATTTCGGAGATACCGATATAGTGTTTCTTGCTTAGCATTTAATTTAATCCATTCTCTCTAAGGTCTTTTATTACTAGGCGGAGCATAAGTAGGGCGGGAATACCGATACCTATTTGGACTAGTGTAGTTAGTAGTCTATTCATTATGCGTTAGCCTTTTCTCTTAGTAGTGTTATAGCGCTATCTATTTGATTATACGCATTAGCGCAAGAGTAGCAATATGTTTCGGTAGGGATACCGCCTAGCATAAGGGCATCTATACCGCTATAAACCAAATCGGTGTTATTACAGTTGATTACTTTACATTCTTTCATTATTTATTCTTCTTTCTCTTGTAAATCTTGTAGGCGGTTACTAGTAGGGCGGTGATAACAATAGTGTGCCAAGGTAGATAGATAGCCCCTAAGAAACTATCAAACTCTAAGCCGTATTCGTTTAGTTCTAAGATAAGTCCGCTAGTAATCATTAGTCCTCCCAATTTAGCGTTAGTGATTTGTGTAATTCATCATCATCATAATCATCAGCGCCAAAATCTACGCCCTCTGCTAGTGCCTTATTATAGGCTTCTTCTTCATCTAGATAGACATAGGCATCGCTTACATCGGCTTGGATAGTATCCCATTTAGTCATCATTAGTTATTATCTCCTGTCTTGATAGTCATTACATTAGCGGAAAACTTTACTTTCTTTGCTAGGTCGCTAGCGTTGAGAGATGCGATTAGGTGGTCAATAGCCTTCATCTCGTGTGCTACATTGTCAATAGATAGTAGGCGAGAGCCTTGCCAAATTGAGTAAGTGATAGTCATTATCTGTTCTTCTTTCTTTAGTGGTTATAGTAGGAATTATAGCCTATGTGGCTGACATTTTAGGGATATAGAGGGGGTGTGTCGTGTGAGTTACCTCACAGACAGTTGATACACTCACAACCCTTAGAGCGGATAAGGTAGGCAAGCACTTGCTTGCGTGTGTATGTGTCTAGTCCATAAGATGAGGACACGCCACCATTATGATATTCGTGCACGATAGTGCTGAATAGTTGTTCAGTTAGTTGAGTCATATTACTAGACTCCTTTCTAGCAAGTGTTTCTTGCTTTCTTTATATCTTTAGTCTAGCAGGGGGGACTGACAAATAGGGTGGGTTACTCGCTAGTATCAAAATAAATCTTTGTGAGTCGCATCACACTCACGCTCAAGGTCGCTGGGGTATGTGCGGACTATATAAACAAAACGGACATTTTAAATACGTGTATCATACATATTAAAAATTTATTAACATTTTGTAAGATCTCAAATACTAGTTGACTGGAATATGATATACTTATAATATGAAATGTGACTTTTGCGAAAATCCAAAATATGTAGAGCGTATTAATTCTAAAGGCGTACTTGAAAACTTTTGTACTCATTGCATCGAAAAGTTAATAAGGGGCGGGGTAAAGTAAATGCACGAGAAAATTCAAGAAGCTATAGATCTAAACCAGGTTGCAGTATTTAGATCATATTTTACAGAATCTCCAACATGGTATGATGTTATTGAGTTAATGCATAGAGCTTCCAGTAGCACAAAGCAAATATTTTCTGATGACCCAAGAAGTATTTCTGGAACTATGCTAACATACAACAGACTAGATCCAGTTATTGTGGGAGCGCTAGACTTTAAAGATATTGGCATCTATAAAAAGTTTTTGCAAAATGAGGATAAACTCACAGAACTATTTGGCTACAGCTTGCTTAATAGTGGTCCAAAGGTTATATCTAATCTGATTGGAAACGAAGCAAACGGATACTACATTCATCCAGATAACCACAATGTATTTCTTTGGCACTGCGAAGGTCAGGTTGAGTGGAGAATTTACAAAAATATCTCAGAATCTGATTTTCACAAAACTAAATCTGAAGCAGAATATGAGTCTATAGTCTTAAACCCAGGAGATGCAATTTTTTGTCCTACTGGAGTAGTTCATCAAGTAGTCGTGTCTGAGCCTAGAGCTTCTTTTGTGTTTGCTTGGTAATAGAACTAATGAAAACAATAATTTGGATCGGTGTAATAGCTATATTAGTTTATATATGCGGAATAATTCTGCAATTCAATATAAACTAGGGGATATAGCTTAATCTGGTTAAAGCACTTGTCTTATATACAATAGAGTCTGGGTTCAAATCCCAGTATCCCTACAATGGTATAATATTAATATGAAATATCTTAATGATAACTATAAAGAATTATGTCCAGGCGTATACGTTTGGGAAAATTTTTTATCTGCGGAAGAAATTATTCCTGTAATGAAAGAAATAGATTCTCACCAGTGGGAAGAGAATTATCATATCCATGACCTAAAAAGTTTTTCTCAATACAAAAATAGATTATTAGAATCCTTACACATGCCAGAAGCAGAATTACTTGACTTTGATCACATTGTTGTAAGACACAAAACAATGGGGTTTACTCCTCATGTTGATATACTTAATTACGCAAATATTATACACGACAATGAAGTAGATAAAAATTTAGAATTAGAGCAGAGGGCTATTCGTCAACCTAGATTTGGTTTTATACTATACTTCAATGATGATTATGAGGGCGGAGAAATATGTTATCCAGAATTTGATTTTTGTTACAAACCAAATGCTGGTGACTTAGTAATGCATGACATACAAAGTGTACATGCTGTTAAAAAAGTTATATCTGGACATAGATATACGCATGCTGCACAAGTAAACGATAACTATTATCTAACTCCAGAGATTTACAATTTGATTTCATGGCCAGATAAGCCATTCAACCTAGAAGATTCTAGATTTCATTACACTATAGCTCATGGTCCATCAGACAACAAAAGACTAAAGAAATTTATGGAGTCTTACGTAGAAGAAGGTCTCTACTCGTAAATCAAGGCTTGTAAGCTACTACAATACCAGTAGGAAGCTTTTGAAGTTCTATCCCTAGTGATTCAAAAAATTCATTAACTGCAATTTCTGCTCCTGAAGAATAGGAGTCATGAAGATCAACCATAACCATACCACCAGATACAACTTTAGGCCATAGCTCAGTTAAAGTTATTTTGGTCGGAGCATAAAGATTAACATCAACATGCAAAAATGCAATTGACTGTACTGTTTCAAAATTGGCGGGTACGGAACCAACATTAATAGTTAAATTATCAAATTGAGCGAGTACGGATCTTGCTTCTTCTACAGAACACTTATAAGGATTCTCTTCGTAGTACTTGTTATCAAGATCTCCAAGATCTTTTGCTCCTTCAAATGAGTCAAATAGGTGCAGATGTGTCTTGCATTCTTTGGCCATATAAAAAGCTTCTTCGCCTTTATAGACACCACATTGCACAAAGTCTCCATCTACAGAAATTTGCTTTAATGCATTCCATAAGATGTAGTATCTTTCAAAAGGATCCCATTGCTTAAGATATTCTTCTGGTGTTGCAGCTAGCTTGAGATTTAAAGATATAATTTCATTTAAAACTTCAAGAAACTCTGCATCTAGTACTTTGTCTTTCCAAGGCTCAATTGTATAGTTCATATTACTATTATACTGTAGAAAAATTACTAGTCAACTAGGATATTATGTATAGTATAATAGAAATATGAAATTGTTCAGAAAAAAATACCTTGGTTTTGTTTTACTAATCGTATCTATTATGTCTCCAGTAATAATCTTTTTATACGAAGCTAAAAAAATGGCGGGGATAAAAGATATCTTTGACATAGAGGACGAAGATGACCTATAAGAAATGGAAAGCATATAGATACCTGATTAGATTCTCCTTGTTACTTATGAGTCTATATCTCGTCTTACTTGCTACTGGGAAACTCTAGTATATTACCGTAAAGGGACTTTTTGGCCCTCTCCCGCCCTGGTATAGGCAAATAGCCTAGTAAAGGCTTAGAGAGCCTCTACAGGCTTTCTGTGGGGTATATTAAGAAGTTGATGCAGATCAGATAATATGTTTCACGTGGAACAATATATTCCAGTTGACTAAATGTGTTCTTTCTCGCCGACGCACTTTTTTCGCACTTTAAGGCATAAAATATTGTGGATGTTTAATCAAATAGTCCATATATGCGTATCTAGTACCAGATGTAACTAACTTAGTATAATGCTCATACTCTATTCCAGCCATAAATACTAAAAGATCGCCAGGCTCTGGCTTATACTCAAATCCTATATTTGGAAATACTATCTCTCCGCCGCCGAAGTCACTTACATATACGGCTATTTTGTAGGGTATGATATCTTTAAATAATTCCATTTTCTGTGAAAGCGAATGCTGTATGTCTGAAGACTCTCCAGTTTCCATTTTTAAAAAATTGCTATGTGAAAAAATCCAAAACTCTGGGGCAAACATATTTATTATCTTGTCGTGAAATTCTTGATCAATAATGTCTATGCTTAACTTACCATCCATATAGTCCCCAGATATATCTCCTGGGATTGTATTTTCATGCTTATACCAACTTTCTTCCTTAAATGAAGACAGCTGTTTTACAAAGTAATAGCATTCTTTTTTTGTAAGGAATCCTTTGTATAGGTATATCCCTTTATGTATTTCTTGTAGATTAGAGTTAGCCTCAAACGGTTTTGGCATTTACTTCGTCATGATCAAAAGGAAATGCATTTGCTAATTCTACTCCCTCTAGTCCAGAAGCCTGTAACATTTTGATTCTTTCATCTGTAAACTGTGGATTTTGCTTGAGTGGCTGCATCCAGGTGTGTTGAAATTTTTCAAAGTCTGTATCGACATCTTTAATCTGCTCATAATACTCTGGAGTCTTGTAGTTGTAAAAAGTTCCTGGGTTATCTTCTGCCTTTAAAACAAAGTTTGAAAAAGCATATCTAACACCCTTTGTTACTTCTTTAACTCCATGTGTATGTGGGGAGAATGCGCCATGAACGACCAAGTCTCCTCTTTCTGGCTTAAATTCTAGTATCTTTGAGTTAACATCTGGGTCCTTTTTAGATCCATCTTCATTAATGTTTACATAGAAGATTTCTCCGCCTTCAAAGTCTCCAAAATAAGCAACTAGGCCGTAATCTAATTCGCAGCAAGTTTTCCATACATCTACCTGTGAAAGTCTGTGGCATTCGCCTTTTCCTGGAGAGTCTGAGTGAGTAAACATACCTTGCTTCATATGCTCACTTATAACTAATACGTTGTTTTGTGGGTGGATAACATATTCTGGATACAATAGGTCGCTAGCCTTTTCCCAAAGCTTGTGTAGACCACGAATTGGTGGAGAAAGCTTATCCGCATACCAGCTAATTAATGTTTGTTCGTAGACATCGTCATACTTGTATTCTTTAAGTGCGTCTTCTACAATTTTGCACTCTTCATCAGTATAGAATCCCTTAAATAAAAATACTCCGCTAGGTGTTCCATAATCATCTGGGAAAAATGAAAGTCGTGTACAATCTTCTCTGTCATAAAACATTATTTCTTACCAACCTTCTTTAATAGTTTTTCAAAAATTGAGTTTTCTTTTTTTGCTTCTTCGTGTTTGCAAGACCCGTTACAAATCTGGGGACTTTTAAATTGTGGACTAGCCATCCACTTTGCAAAATGATGAACCATAGTATTTATATTATAGCATGCAAAACCCCTACGGAGGCGGATCCGTAGGGGTAATGTGCATTTTCATGCATACGCTAGGATTTACTCAACTAGCGTAATATTGTTTATTCTTTTGTTAAAGTAATGTCTTTCTCAAAAACCTTTTCCGCTACTTGTCCGAGCAAAAATGAAATTGAGGGGTAGAACTCAGCATTTTTTTCTTCTGCTTCTTCTTCTGTCATACCAATCTTTATCATTGCATTTTTGTTTGCTAACTGAAACTCATTAATCATAAGTTCAGTAAAGTCTTGCTTATTCATTTTCTTCTCCTGGTTTAAAAGACGGAACTGGGCCCAACAAATATCCCGCCTCATGATATTGTATCATTTTTTCAACATCTTGTGAACCTACTACTTTATTAGCAATTAAAGATAATAGGTCATAAATTCTGTGTAGCATTATGTAGGTAACCATTGGTAGGTTATCCTCTAAATTACTCGTTTCCGCCTTCTGGTCTTCCTGCATCTAACCACCATATTTCTCTACCCATAGCATCTGTTTCAGGAACTATTCCCGACTCAAATTCAAACTCTTTTTTGTTCATCTACCAATTTTACTATATCTTCATACTTAGCAATACCCATTGTATTTTTATAATTGCACTCAAGGCAATATAGGTATATTACAGACTCACCATCGCCGTTGCATAAAAGAGAGCCTTGATCCTGTGGGCATAAAAGCTTGGGAACAAGGCCCTCTTCCGAAAGTTTAATGTAAGCAGACACATATTGTATCCTCATTACACTTCCTTTCTAACTATTTGGGAACTTTAAATAAAATTCCTGTGCTCTTGGGGTTAAACCCTTCCAAGCTGACCAATCACTTCCGCCATTAGTCATGTAATACGCTATCTCTGCATTTGTAGTTGGGTCAAACAATGACTCGTTTGACTTTAATCTAAATTTTTCTTTACGATCTACGCCGAGTTCACCCAACATGTTGATCTGAAAAATTCCGTAAGAACTGTCTCCAGTATTCCTGTTACCATTGTAAGCTAGTGGTCGTCCGTTGGACTCCCTCTTAGCAATGGCCCAAGCCGTTTTAAGGGCCTTTCCTTCAAAACCTACTGCTGACAGTAGTTCTTTCAATTCAATGTCTGAAAGCATTTCTGAAGGCTTATAAACAGTATTGCTGTACTTCTCTAAGGTTTCTTTCTTAAGTTGTACTTCTGTCTTTGGTTTTACTATTAAAGCTTCTGCATATGTTGCATTAACTGTGTTGGAAAACAAAAACATTACTGTAATTGCAATCGCAGCATATTGATGAACAATATCGCTTAAACTTTTCTTTATATTCTCCATTGGCATTTCCTCCTTTAGAGATAGCGAACTATAATCATACCATTTGAATAAAGACCATGTCAAATGATTTTTTTTGCTTGACAAAGAATATCTATTTAGTATACTTCCAATAGGGGGGTCGGGGGGTCAGCAAATCAACAAAATTCAACATATATTATATATATGTATATATAAAGTATTATATATTATAGTTAACTAAGAAACAATACTAAAACTTATTTTTCTTTTCTTTTATAAAAAAGTTTGATACACTTAGACTTCAACCAAAAATACAATCAATCCGTTAGGCGGAAGAAAAGGCGACAAATGAAAAATACTATCGAAAACCCTTATGAAAATTTTATTGCACTATCTAGATATGCAAAATGGGTAGAAGCAGAAGGACGTAGAGAAACTTGGGGAGAAACAGTAGATAGATATTTTTCTTTCATGACAAACCATTTAAAAGAAAATCACAATTACATTCCAAATGAAAAGCTTGTTGCGGAATTAAAAGAGTTTGTATTTGAACGAAACGTTATGCCATCTATGCGATCCGTAATGACTTCAGGTGCAGCGCTTGAAAGAGATAATGTAGCAGGATACAACTGTGCATTTGTTCCAGTTGATTCACCACGCACATTTGACGAAACTATGTATATTTTGATGTGTGGAACTGGTGTTGGATTCTCAGTTGAATACAAGTATATTAATAAGCTTCCTGCCGTACCAGAAAAACTTGAAAAATCAGATACAGTCATTGTTGTAGAAGATTCAAAGCAAGGTTGGGCAAAAGCATATCGTGAGTTACTTGCACTATTATGGACAGGACATATTCCAGCAATAGATGTTTCAAAGGTTCGCCCTGCAGGAGCAAGACTAAAGACAATGGGTGGACGTTCTTCTGGACCACAACCACTTGTAAACCTTTTTGATTTTACTATTGCAAAATTTAAATCTGCTGCTGGCAGAAACCTTAAGCCAATTGAATGCCATGACATAATGTGCAAAATTGGTGAAGTAGTAGTAGTCGGTGGAGTTAGACGCTCTGCAATGATTTCACTATCAAACATTAATGACATTGAGATGGCTCAAGCTAAATCAGGTAATTGGTGGGAGGCAAGCCCTCAAAGAGCTTTATCAAATAATTCTGTTGCATACTCTCGCAAACCAGAAATGGAACAGTTTATTGCGGAATGGAAGTCTTTGTATGACTCTAAGTCTGGAGAGCGTGGAATTTACAATGTTGCTGCAGCGCAAGCACAAGCAGCTAAGTATGGTCGTAGAGATCCAGATATTCATTATGGAACAAATCCATGTTCAGAAATTATTTTGCGCCCATATCAGTTTTGTAATCTTTCAGAAGTTGTTTTGCGTGAAAATGACACCAAAAAAGAAATTGAAAGAAAAGTACAGCTAGCAACTATTCTTGGAACTTGGCAATCAACTTTGACAGACTTTAAGTATATTCGTAAAATTTGGAAAGATAACACTGAAGAAGAAAGACTTCTAGGAGTTTCTTTGACTGGACAATTTGGACATAAGTTTATGTCTGGTAAAGAAGATTTAGTTTCACTAGAGGCATTTTTAATGACACTACGTGAAAAAGCAAGAGAAGCAAATCAAGAAGAGTCTAGTAAAATTGGAATTCCTGAGTCTGCTGCAATTACATGCGTAAAGCCTTCTGGAACAGTATCTCAATTGGTCGGTGTATCTTCAGGAATGCACCCTTGGCATTCACCATATTACGTTCGTACAGTTCGTGGTTCAAAGGGAGATCCAATTTCAACATTTTTAAAGGAAGTTGGAATTCCAGTTGAAGATGATGTGATGAAGCCAAACGAAACTTATGTATTTTCGTTTCCAGTAAAGGCACCAGGAGGTGCAATTGTAAGAAACGATTTAACAGCAATTGATCATTTAAATATATGGCTTGTATATCAACGTGCTTGGTGTGAGCATAAGCCTTCAATTACAGTTTCTGTAAAAGAAGATGAATGGATGGAAGTGGGAGCTTGGGTTTATAAAAACTTTGATGAAGTTTCTGGTATATCATTCTTGCCTCACTCAGAGCATACATATAAGCAAGCTCCATACCAAGAAATTTCAAAGGATGAATATGAGGCTCTTTTATCAAAAATGCCTAAAAATATTAGATGGGAAGACCTCTCTTTTTATGAGACTGAGGACGGAACTTCTACAAATGCAACGCTTGCATGCAGTTCAGACGGTAATTGCGAGCTTGTAGATATATCTGCCTAATGGTAGAATTATAGTATTGGGTAAAACCAAAATTCTTGGGCAACCCGCCCATGAGGAGATGATAAAATGGCTATCAAAAAATTTGATAAAGCTGATTTAAATAAAGATGGGAAAGTAACAATGCAAGAGCAAATTTTAGCAGCAATTGGAACATACGGTAGAGCATTCTTGGCAGCAGCCACAGCTCTATATATGACTGGCAATACAAATCCAAAGGATCTTATTGCAGCTGGAGTGGCAGCAATTGCCCCAGTAATCCTAAAGGCTTTAAGTCCAAGCAACAAAGAATTCGGATTTACAAGCAAGTAATTATTAGTCAATTGGGAATGCCCTTATGCTAAAATAGTGTAAGGGTATTTTCTTTTTAGGGGTAAAAAAAATGGCAGCTCAAAAAAATTTTCAGGTAGACGAGAATGCAACGTTTACTTTTGAAATACAATACCTTGATGAAGACAATGATCCAATACAATTAAACCACCACACAGCAAAAATGCAGGTTAGAGATACACAAGGTGGCAAAAAATTAGCATTTACTTTAACAGAGCAAGATGGAATTACAATAACCCCATCACTTGGCAAACTTTCAATTTCTATTTCAGCAGAAAGAACTAAAAAGCTTTTTTACCCAAAATCCGCTTACGATTTGGTTTTGATAGATCCAAGTGTTAACGTAACTAGACTTCTAGAAGGATACTTAACATTAAATAGGGCGGTAACACTATAATGGCAACCCGCCTAATTGTAACTGAAAATAATCCACTAGTAGTAGTAAGAGCTTCTGGTTCCCCTGGAAGAACAATAATAAGCGGAGAAGGAAATCCAGCAAATTCACTTGGAGTCCCAGGAGACTTTTATTTTGATTTGCTGACAACAAGATTTTGGGGCCCTAAATCTGCAACAACAGATACCTGGAATATACAAAACAGCTTTGTACTAGACAAGCAAATATCTTATATGTATTCTTGGGAAATGAGCCAGATTACTGGACCAGTAAATGGCATATATTCTGTAGTTATTAACCATAATTTGCAATTTCACCCCAACGTAGCAGTTAAGTCAAGTTCTGGAGACTTGTTAGAAACTGGAATAGACTATAATAGTATTAACCAAATAACATTGACAATGGCCCAGCCATTTTCGGGGACAGCATACCTGTCCTAAAAAGGAGATAAAAAGATGGCAAGAAAATTTTTAGTTAGCATTGATTTAAACAAAAATGAGTTACTCAATGCTAGAATTCAAAACTTAGGAACTGCACCATCAAGTCCAGTATCTGGTCAGGTTTATTATGACACATCAAACAATGTCATGTACTACTACAATGGACTTTCATCTCCTAATGGTCCATGGATGCCAATGTCTGCCTCACCAGAGGTTATACAAGACGTTATTAGTACAGCAGTACTTGGTGGCACAGCATTAACAGCTACTTATTCAGATGTAGCAGGAACCTTAACATTAGATTTAGATAATACAGCAGTAACAACTGGTTCATACGGATCTCAAACAAAAATACCTACATTTACAGTAGATCAGCAAGGTAGATTAACTTCAGCTGGTGAAGTAGATGTAGCAACAGAACTTTCAATAACTGGAGATACTGGTACAACTGCAATATCACTTCTTACAGAAGGACTGACTGTAAATGGCGGAGAAGGAATTGATGTTGCTGTAACAAATAATGCAATAACAATTTCAGCAGAAGATGCCTCTACTACAAACAAAGGTGTTGCCTCATTTGATGCAGCAGATTTTAATGTAAACGCAGGCGTAGTAACTGTAAAAGATATTGATTTAGATTCACAAACAACAGGCGATTATGTAGCAACTATTATTGGAACAGCAAACAAAGTTACCGTTTCTCCAAATAGTGGTCATAATGCAGCCGTTACAATTGGCTTGCCAGACAACGTTGAAATTTCTGGTAATTTACAAGTTGGTGGAAACCTAAATGTACTTGGAACTGTTAACTCTGTAAATACAACACAGATTAACATTGAAGACAATAAAGTAAAGCTTAATAGCACATTTACAGGTGCGCCTACAACAGATGCAGGAATTGTTGTTGAGCGTGGAACAGAAACAGATGTAGAAATTCTATGGAATGAAACATCTGATAAATGGACATTAACAAACAATGGTACAAACTACCATGCAATTGCTAGAAAGTATGCAGAAACACTAGGTGCATCAGCAACTTCTTACACAGTAACCCACAACCTTGGAACAACAGATGTGACTGTTCAAATATTTGAATCAGCCACACCATTTGCACAGGTAGAAGCAGATGTTCAAAGATCAAATGCTAATGCCGTAGTTATTAACTTTGCCTCTGCACCAGCTGCTGGAGAATACAGAGTAGTTGTAGTAGGTTAATCATGTCTAGACAAATGCTAGTCCCTTTAAGACTTCTAGCTTTGTCAACAGACCCAGTTTTTGGACAAGTTGGCGAAATTTATATAAACACAATAACTAAAAATTTACGTGTTCATAACGGCACAACTTGGATAGAATTAACTCCACCAAGCACAGATCCAACACCATTTTACATGCATACACATACGTTTGATGGAGATGTTCATACAATTGATATTCAAAATCAAATTGACTTTAAGTCGCTTTCCACACCAAATACACCAGCCATTTCATTACCACAAATTATTGGTTACGATGGCGGAAACCCAGGCAATGTATTAAATAGTCCATCTTTTGTAGAAGAAACTTTGTTTGATGGAGGACTATTTGACGGAACACAAGAATTAGAAGAAATAGGAACAGGTGGCGGAGGGTCGGAAGACTTTGATGCACCATCACTTGACGGAGGAGGCTCATAATGGCACTAAAAATTCAATTAAGAAGAGACATAGCAGCAAACTGGACAGCAAACAATCCACTACTTTTAAATGGTGAAGTTGGCATTGAAACAGATACTTTAAAATTTAAAGTAGGCAATGGAACACAAAGATGGAACGCCATTGAATTTTATGCATTAAAGCCAGGTAGCCCAAATGGTGTAGCTACACTAGACTCTTCTGGGAAAATTCCGCTTTCTCAGATTCCAAATTTTAATTCAATCCAAGATTTAGAAGCAGCTATTACAACCGCATTTAGCTCAAGAACAACATCAAATATAGCAGAAGGAACAAACTTATATTTTACACCAGCTAGAGCAATTGCAGCAGGACAGACAGCATTTGATCCAATTGGTTCTGCCAATCAGGCTGTAGTAACTGCAGCAACTAATACTGCTACTAAAATAAGCGATCTTATTAATTCTGCGCCAGGAACCCTTAACACTTTAAGCGAACTTGCGGCAGCCCTTGGTAACTCACCAGACACAATTTCAAACCTTACAGCCTCAGTTGGTTTAAAAGCACCAATTGCTTCTCCAGCATTAACTGGAGTACCTACAGCACCAACCGCAGCTATTAACACAAATACAACGCAAATTGCTACAACCGCTTATGCAAAAGCGGCAGCAGATGCTGCACAAACTGCAGCAGCAACAGATGCCACAACTAAAGCTAATTCAGCAATCTCTGCAGCAGCAACAGATGCAACTTCAAAGGCCAACGCCGCACAGTCTGCAGCAATCTCTGCAGCAGCAACAGATGCAACTTCAAAGGCCAACGCCGCACAGTCTGCAGCAATCTCTGCAGCAGCAACAGATGCTACTACAAAAGCTACATCTGCACAAACTTTGGCTCAAAATTATGCAGATAACGGAGACATTGCTACAGATGCAATTTTACGTACACATATTACCAATACTTTAGCATCTTCTATTAATGCTTTAACTACTTCAGACATAGAAGAAGGAACAAACAAATATTTTACTGATCAAAGAGCCAAAGCGGCAGTTGCATCAGATATTGCAGATGCAATAGCATCAGTTCCTGGAGGAGGATCTTCATTAACATCAACTACAGATCTTCCAGAAGGAAACAATCTATATTTTACAAACGCTAGAGCAGTAACTGCTACAAATGCAGCAAGAACAAACATTTTATTGTCAGCATTATCTGCTGTAGATGATTTAAGAACAGAGTTGCAAGCAGACATATTAAATTATCTTCCTGCTTCAGATAGAAATGCACCAGGAGGAGTTGCTGGACTTGATTCTGGTAGCAAAATATCAGAAACAGCAATACCATCAGCAATTGCAAGAACAGCTGACGTCGCATCTACTGTAACATCTGCGATAGCAAGTGTTGTTGATTCTGCACCAGCAGCTTTTGATACTCTTAAAGAAATTGCAACATATATAAGCACAGATGGAGCCGCAGCAACAGCTTTAGCAACATTAGTTGATACAAAGCTATCTTCTGCTACAGCACAAACAACCTACGCACCAATTGCTTCACCAACATTTACTGGAACAGTAACAATTCCAACAGGAGCTTTAATATCTGGATACGCTACATCAGTTAATTTAACTGCTGCTCTGAATGAAGCAAAAGCATATACAGATACAGCCAGAAATGGAATTAATAACTCATTAGGAGTTTACGCACTTGTTTCTGACAGAAATATTGCTGGAGGATACGCTGGGCTTGACATTTCTGGTAAAATTTTAACATCTGCGTTGCCAGTAATATCAAATTCAATGCTACAAAATAATGCAATTACTATAAATGGATCATCAATATCTTTAGGCGGTTCAGTAAACACTGGATACACTAATGGTATAAACGGATCAAATGTTAATAAGATTACTTATGGAGCCAGCGCAACACCACCAGCCAGCGGAAATGTAGCTGGAGATATATATATTCAGTATTAAGGAGTTCTAATGCCACTAAACATTTTTGATGGTTCTAGTTGGAACCCCTTTAAAAAAATAAATATTCATGATGGTTCATCATGGGTTACTGCTAAATCTGCACACGTGTGGGACGGAACTGCCTGGAAATTATTTTCAACTGGCGTACCAAAAAATACAACTGCTCCATCATTTTCTCAAACATCTGGAGCAGAAGGATCTGTTGAACAAACAATATCTGTTACAACTGGAACATGGGAAAACTCTCCAACTTCTTATAGATATGTTTGGGAAGTAGCAGCATTTACAAATGGAGCATATAATTGGCAGACACTGCTTCATAATGGTGTAGCACAAACACAATCTAGCGCATATCTTAATTTTAATTATGTAGGGTACTTGGTAAGATGCAAAGTATATGCCATTAATGCAGTAGGAGAATCAGATCCATATTTAGTAGAACCTGGTGCAATATTTGGGCCTGGCCCAATACCATTTTTTATGGCGTATCCAGTCTCAGATGGAAGAATATACTCCTTGTGGCAAAAAGCAAAGGGTGCTACTGGATACATAATGTATTATCAGGGACCAAATATTCCATATACGCAAATAACATTACCAGCACATAATGAAGAGCCTGGAACTTCCGTAGGAACAGATTTTGGCAATAAGTATATAGACCTTGGATCAAATGCACGGGGCACTTTATTTATTGCTATACAACCAATTAATGCATCCAATCCTTTTACTTCCATAATTGGAAGTCACATGGTTGGCAGACAAAGTTCTGCTTCTTTATCTACCGTAAGAACTTCTACACCAGCAGTAATTAATAGCTCTTTTATTAGCGCCACACAATCAGCTCAATATCCAAGCTTAGTAGAATTAAGAATGAATGTTAACGTAGGAAGCTATGGAAATCCTGCTGGCACCTTAGATTATTATTGGGGCCCAAACTTTGTTTGGAATGGCGGAAACTTTATGTTAGCCGAAAGAAATGGTCAAACTGTTTCTTGTACAGCTAGTATTACAAACTCAGAAGGAACTGTTAGCTCAACTGCCTCATATAATACAGATGTATATGTTCCTCCAGCACCAGTAATTACTTGGACTGGTTGTGAATATTATACTACTTCAAGCACATATACATCTGAATGTTCTGGAACATATGTAAGAACCAAGTATACAGATACCTTATATTATAGAAAAGAAAAATTAAGTGATGGTACAAGAACTGGTGAGTATGACTATAATTGTGCATCACAAGATTCAGTTTCATATGGTCCATATAGCCAAGTAAATGGAGTTTGTGGATATACTACTCCACGCCCTCCAGCTTGCGTATGTAATTATTCAGATCAGGGTTCTTATCACTACGCCCCTGAGTGTTGCCCAGGAGGCTCACAAAGATCAGGATCTCTTAGCGGAACAACAGTTAATAATTGTTGCCCAAATGTATCAAAAACATTTTATGCATGGCAATGTAAGGCTTATGACGTAAATGATTCTCGGAGCAATAACTATTATAATTGCTACTCAGTTGGAGCATGTACGGCACCTAATAACAGCGACGGTACTAGAACAGCTTGTTACCAATAATGGTATTGACAATTTTGCAAACAAAAGGATATAATGTATTATGATTATTTATTCAGAGATAGACTGGTCTACTCCAGGTATTAAACAAAATAGAATTGATAATAATATTGAGGGCAACAAGCCACTTGCATTTATTATTGGAGATACAGTTGTAGAAACAATGGCAACAGACAGATGGTTTTCTAATTTAATGGAAACAATAGATGAATTTAAAGATAATCCTGAGCATTCTTCTGAAGATGCTTATGCCGTGGATTTAATAAAAAACGGCAATGTTGTAGAAACACTTATATGCCCAGAAAAAATAAGAGCAATTTTATTATCAAACCCAACTTTAGTTGGCTGGACAAAAGAGCAACACAAATATGCAGAAATGATTGGTGTAGGCTGGAAGTATATTGATGGCGACTTTATAATTCCAGGAGAGCTTGAATGACAGAGAAAAGCGAATGGGAAAAGTACCAAGAAAAAACTAAAGATGTAAAGCCATGGGATTTTTTAAATCCTAATACAGAATATGCCTCAGACGATCTGGCAGAATCAAGATATGACATATGCAAAGCTTGCCCAGAACTAATCCAATTAACTAAAACTTGCAAAAAATGTGGATGTTTTATGTCTTTAAAAACAAAACTTCAGAATGCAACATGTCCTTTAAATAAGTGGTAGCATTAAACTTTTATAGGGTATAATTATCTAAGTAACATAATTACCACATAGGGGGTAGCCAATGGCCACCAGTTATCCAAATAGTATTGATCAGCTTATTAACCCAAACGGATCAGACGTATTATCATCACCATCGCATTCAGAGCAGCATGCAAATGCAAATGATGCGATTGAAGCATTAGAAACAAAAGTTGGTGTAAATGGTTCAACAGATCCAAACTCATTAACATACAAAGTTTCAACTATTGAAACTGCATTAATTAGTTTAGATAATAGCACAGATGCAATATCAGAATTATTGGGTCTTGAAGGAAACAACGATCTTACAGTTTATGGAATTGAGAATCCTACAAACGTAGATTCTTTTGCAAAGAATGCATGGAGAACCGCCAAGTATAATATTCAGGTTACAAGAGGCTCAGATGTTTATACATCAGAAATTCTTGTTTCTCACGATGGAACAAATATAATGGTTTCAGAATCTAATATCATCTCAAACACAAACAGCAACATCTTTACTTATACATTTGAAGAAAATTCAGGTATAATTAGTCTAAGAGTCACCCCTGTTTCTGGTTCTATCTCAGTTAGATATGTCAGAACAGCGCTTAAAGCATAATAAAAAAGCACCAAGAGGAGTCATATAAATGGCAACAGTAACAAAAAACTTTAGAATTAAATCAGGCCTCATAGTTGAAGGTACTACAGGTACAATCAATGGCCAAAATATACTTACAGAAACAGGCGGAGACGCCTATATACTCAACCTTGTTGGTGGAGCGACTCTTGTAAAATCCGTAGAAGCAACACAGCTTGAAGTAAGCGGAGCTGGAAAGCTATCCGTAAAGTCTGGCGTATTTGATGCAGCAGGAGCAGCAGCCGCCGCTCAAGCAGCAGCAGAAGCGACTGCATCAACAGATGCAAGCGCAAAAGCTTCAGCAGCACAGTCTGCAGCAATTACAGCCGCTGCAACAGATGCAACAACTAAGGTAGCAGCAGAAGCAGCACTTAGAGTATCAGGCGATGCAGCTTCAGTTTCAACTGCAGCAGCAGACGCAACTTCAAAGGCCAATGCAGCTCAAGCAGCAGCAGAAGCGACAGCATCAGCTGACGCAACATCTAAGGCTAACGCCGCACAGTCTGCAGCAATCTCTGCAGCAGCAACTGATGCTACTACAAAGGCCAACGCAGCACAGTCTGCAGCAATCTCTGCAGCAGCAACTGATGCTACTACAAAGGCCAACGCAGCACAGGCAGCAGCGGAAGCAACTGCAGCATCAGCGCTTTCAACTGCAATCTCAACAGAGGTTTCAAATCGTAATACAGCAATTTCAACTGCAGTAGATTCATTAGTAGACGGTGCACCAGCACTTCTTAATACATTAAATGAATTAGCAGCAGCAATTAATGATGATGCTAACTACACAACAACAATTACTACTGCTCTTGGAACAAAAGCTAATTCAGCTGATGTAACTTCAGCAATTTCAACAGCAGCTTCAAATGCCGCTTCAGATGCTACAACTAAGGCCAACGCAGCACAGTCTGCAGCAATCTCTGCAGCAGCAACTGATGCTACTACAAAGGCCAATGCAGCTCAAGCAGCAGCAGAAGCGACAGCATCAGCTGACGCAACATCTAAGGCTAACGCCGCACAGTCTGCAGCAATCTCTGCAGCAGCAACTGATGCTACTACAAAGGCCAACGCAGCACGATCTGCAGCAGAAGCCACAGCAGCAGCTGACGCAACATCTAAGGCTAACGCCGCTCAAGCAGCAGCGGAAGCAACTGCAGCAGCAGCTAACACAGCACAGCAAGCAGGCACAACAGCATTTACAGCATTAAACATTAACGATGAGGCTAAGCAAATTGCAGCATCTTCAAATGGAACAGCAGCTGTTGCAGGAACAGCTTATCAGTGGGCAAAGGCAGATTATCGTTCAGCCAAGCTTCTTGTTAAGATTGACAATGCAACACACAATGAAATATCAGAAATACTACTAACACTAGATGCATCAGATAACGTAGCAATTACAGAATATGCAATTGTCGGAACTAATGGATCAAGAGGAACAATTACAGCAGAAGTATCTGGTGCAAATGTCCTTGTAAAGGTTACACCAGTAAATAACTCAACAGTTAAAGTATCTGGAACATTAATTAAATAATTAAATAAAGGTTTTGGGGGATTCCTTAAAAATCCCCCACAACAAACAATTAGGGGATATGTGAACTTAAATGGCAACAGTAAATAAGAACTTTAGAGTAAAGAATGGGTTAAACGTAGCTGGAACGGCAACGTTTGATTCTAGTATTGTATTAGGAACAGCCCCGATATCTTTTGATACAGCAACAAATAGGCTACAAGTCCAAATTGATGGAACTTGGCAGCCTATAGCTTTGTACTCAGAAATTCCAAATGAGAACACTATGCTCTCATTTATGGATGTAGGTCTAGCAATTGATTATAATGGTCAACCAACATATATTATTCAGGCAAATGGAGTAACCCCATCAGGAACAAGTAAATATGTTTCTGGAGGAGATCCTTCAACTACTGAATTTGGAATGACTTTCGATTCAGGAGCATTAGTAGCATGATGTTTAATTGTAAGAGTTTAGATGCTATAATTTCAATATATCAAATTAAAGGGGTGGCATAATGTCAACAGTAAGAATTCAAGTAAGAAGAGGTACAGCCTCTGAATGGACCACAGCAAATCCAGTATTAGCTGCAGGTGAAATGGGTGTTGAAACAAACACTAATTTATTTAAGTTTGGTAATGGAACAGCTACATGGACAGCCCTAGCATATGCCAACAACTCAGATGTAGCAATTGGTGAAATTTCCCAAGATGCAATTAACACAGCCTTAACAATGGGCGCAGGTTTAACAAAGACTTATAACGATGGTGCAAATACAATTACTATAACTGTAGACACAGATGTAGTTTCAACAAAAACATTTGCTACATCAGAAGCAAACACTAAAGCAGCAAATGCTAAATCAGAAGCAATCGCAGCAGCTGCGTCAGATGCAACTACTAAAGCAAATGCAGCACAGGCTGCAGCAATATCTGCTGCAGAAGATTACACTGACACTGCAGTAAGCGGATTAAACAGCTCACTATCAGGATACCTAGAAACAGGAGATAGAGGAACTGCAGGCGGAGTTGCTTCGTTAGATTCAAATACTAAAATTTTACAGTCAGAGTTGCCACTAGGCTCTCTTACTACAGACATTTCAACAACTGGAGACTTATTTGCTAAGGATGTTACAATTAGCGGTAATCTTGCAGTCAATGGAACAATGACAACAATTAACACCGAAAACTTTGCGATTGAAGACACAATGCTTCTTATGGCAAAAGCAAACCAGTCGGGAATGCTTGACTTAGGTTTTGTTGCTGGTCATAACACTGGAACATTTAATCACACTGGATTTGTGCGTGATGCTTCAGAAGACAAGTGGAAGTTATTTAAGGGAGTTACAACAGAGCCTACAACCACAGTTGATTTTACACAGGGATCATTAGATGCCATAGCAGTTGGAAGATTAGAGTCAACAGAATCTGTTCTAAATAACCCAACATTAACTGGAACAATAGTTTTGCCAAACGGATCAATTGTTGCAGCAAATCTTGCAGAAAATGCAGTAACAGCAGCCAAGATTGCAGACAACTCAATTACAGCCGCTAAGATTTCAGACAATGCAGTTGGAGAGTCTGAGATTGCTCCAAATGCAGTCACTACAGCTAAAATTGCACTCAATGCAGTTACTGCAGAAAAGATTGCAGCTAATTCAATTTCCCAGTCTCATCTTTCTGATGATTCTGTTGGAACAAATGAAATTGGTGGACTTGCAGTCACTACAGAGAAGATTGCAGAAGATGCTGTAACTTCATCTAAGATTGCAACAAATGCTGTAACTGAAGCCAAAATTGCAGCTTTATCAGTATCAAATGGAAAGATTGCCGACAGCGCAGTTAGCACTGCAAAGATTGCTGACTCATCAGTAACTGCTGCAAAGGTTGCAGCTAACTCAATAAATACAGTAAACATTATAAATGGAGCAATTACATCTGATAAAATTACAAATGAAACAATTGTAAACGCAGACATTAGCCCTACCGCAGCAATTGCTCAAAGTAAAATTGACGGACTAGGAGCTTCACTAACAGCCCTTGCCCCATTAGATGGTCCAACATTTACAGGAACAGTAGTGCTACCAAGCACAACATCAATTGGAAATCTTAGCTCAACAGAACTAGGTTATCTTGATGGAATTTCATCTTCTGTGCAGTCACAATTTGGTTCAGCAGCTACAGCACTTTCAAATCACGAATCAGATACAACAAACATTCACGGCATTGCAGATACTTCACTTCTAGCAACTACAGCAAATGTAGCAACTGCTAAGTCAGAAGCTATTACTGCAGCTGGAACAGCAGCAGATACAAAGGTTTCAACTGCGGTAGCAGCACTTACAAAGTCTTCAGTAGGACTTGCAAATGTTAATAATACAGCAGACTCAGCTAAGCCAGTATCTACAGCACAGGCTTCAGCAATTGCAACTGCTAAGTCAGAGGCTATTGCAGATGCAACAGCTCAGGTAAATGCAGTAATTGCATCAGCCCCAGCAGCACTCAATACCCTTGACGAACTTGCAGCAGCACTCGGTGATGACGCAAACTTTGCTTCAACAGTTACAACTGGACTTGCAGCAAAGGCACCAATCGCTAGCCCAACATTTACTGGAACAGTAACAGTTGCAGCAGCTGGAGTAGCATTTACAGATAAGGTTCAAACACGGGCTGGTGTACCATCACTTACAACAATAGCAACAGCTGTTTCATCTAACTCAACATTAGATGCACTTGGAACAGATGCCGCAGTAAGAGACTCATTGGTCCCTCTATCAGGAGCAGTAAACGTAAGCTTTGAAGCAACAGGAAATGCTAAGTATGCAATTGGTTCTTCAATTAACTTCTACCAGTCATCAGGTACTGGTGCTAACATAACTGGATCTGGAGTTACAATTCTTGCAACACCAGGTGCAACACTTAGAACAACAAACTCATCAGTGACAGCCACAAAAGTCGCAGCAACAACTTGGTTGTTAGCTGGAGACTTGAAAGCGTAATTGGGAAATAGGAGAATAAAATGTCAAAAAATATAGGTAGAAAATCTTCCGCCCAAGATAACTTTATTGGACCAAATCCAGTAACAGGTGTCACGGCATCTGATATTGGTACCAACAGAGCATTTAATGACGGTGCTGTAACAGTATCTTGGACAGCACCAGTTGATGGTAATACGCCAACTGGTTACAAGGTATATGACGGCGCAACAGTAAAAGCTACAGTTGCATTTGGCACAAATACCGCTACAATAACTGGATTATCAGGAGGAACATCTTATACTTTCTCAGTATCATCTTATGATGGCTTCCTTGATAGCAATTCAAATGCAGTAGCAGCTTCTGCTGTTACAGCAACAACAGTTCCAAGTGCTCCAACAAGCCCATCAGCAACTCCAGGCGTTAACCAGAATACAATTTCATGGGCAGCTCCAGCAAATGGTGGAAAAGCAATCACCAAGTATTTTGTAGCTGGTAATGATGGAACAAGCAGAGACAATGTAACAGGGTTATCTACAACAATTGATGACGCCGCTAATACATCACAGTATTACAATGTTTATGCAGACAATGCTAATGGACGTTCAGCAGCCTCAGCTAATACAGCAACTATTACAACTCAGGCACCGTTCTTCCCACCGTTCTTCCCACCTGGCTTCTTTGCGCCACCGTTCTTCCCACCTGGCTTCTTTGCGCCACCGTTCTTCCCACCCGCATTCTTTGCGCCACCGTTCTTCCCACCTGGCTTCTTTGCGCCACCGTTCTTCCCACCTAACTTCTTTGCGCCACCGTTCTTCCCACCGTTCTTCCCACCATTCTTCCCACCGTTCTTCCCACCTAACTTCTTTGCGCCACCGTTCTTCCCACCTGGCTTCTTTGCACCGCCAAGATTTGGTTGCATAAATGAAGACACTTTAATACTTACATCTACAGGCTACAAGATGGCTAAAGATATAAAAATTGGAGATATTCTAATAAGCTTATCATTTGATAAGTTGCCAAATGAAGGTGAGTACGACCCAGCAACATGGGAAGATACACATCTTGGTAATTCAAAGGTAATTGAGTCAAAGATATTCTCAATACAAGCCACATTGCAAAACAAGACATTCATGGTTAATAATGATGCCACTGCAAGATTCTCGTTGCAAGAAGAAATTCTAGCACTTAGAGGAAATACTTATAAATTTGTAACCCCAGCGGATATGCAAATTGGAGATCAGATAGTTTATAGATCTGACGAAGATATTAAGTACTTAGCAGTAGAGTCAATTGATACAGTAGAAGATGCCTCTATAGTATATAGATTCTTCACTGACCCAGACGTTCTAGTTCTAGGACAATCGTTCATAATTAGAAACTAGAAATAAGCGTAAAATAAGAGAGGGAGCAGTCAATCTGCTCCCTTTCTTATTGACAATATGAATTTTTAAATGCTATAATAAATATTATGAATAACATTAATGATAAATATAAATTTTCTTCAAAAGAAGAGCTTTTCCCAGGAGTTTGGGTTTATAGAAATGCAATTAAAAAAGAGTTAAATGTTATTGAAAGACTTAATGAAATTGGTGAGTCGGCAATTAAAGACAACGACTCTAGATTTTTATGGACATTTGGTTTTGTTGGATACAGCGAAAAAAGACCAGACTATAGAGATTGTGAAGACATTAAAGTTGGAGACATTCCAAACCCAAGAACAGAAACAGAAAAATTAGTTTCTAGTTTATGGCAAGACCTAAAAAAGTCTCAAAATCCAGCAGTAGAAGATTATTGTTCGAAACACAACGTAAAAATGAATTACTGGGAAGTTATGAACTGTATTCGTTATGGGGAAGGTCAACACTTTCAAGAACACGCAGATCATGGATTTTCTTACAGCGCCACCGTCTCCCTTGTAGCTTACGTTAACGATGATTATGAAGGCGGGAATTTATATTTTCCAAAGATAGGTCTTGACATTAAGCCACAAGCTGGAGACCTATACATATTCCCATCAACATATTTATTCTCTCATAGAGCAATGCCAGTAAAATCTGGAATGAAATTTTCAATTGTTACAATGCTAGATTATAACGATCATCAACACAGACAAGAGTTTATGGAAATGAGATCTAAGTGGGTAGAGGAAGACGCCAAAACTGGCAAAAACCCATATGCATAATATAAAGGCTTGGGAAATAAGAGACGGATACGGAATAGTCGAACCTCTTTCCATAAAAAGAAAATGGATGGACGACACCTGGGAAGCACATGCATATAAATGTTTTCCAGTGGGATTAACAAACCAGCTTGGATGGGCTATATCATTCCCAGAAGACATAAGCTTTATTTGGGATGGAGTAAGCGATGCAAGTCCAGATCATGTTAAAATTTTATCTGGCGAAAAGTATGCATATTCAGGAAGAGCAAATGGCACTATAAGCTTTAATACTGGGCTTATGTTTAAAACAGAAGAAAACTTAAGTCTTCTTTCTATGCCAGTTCCAAATTTCTTTTTTGATGGCGCTGTGCCATTTACAACTTTAATTAGTACTTCTTTTTTTAGAGGTGAGCTTCCAGTAGCCTGGATGATTACTAAGCCAAATGAAATTTTAACAATAAAGGCTGGAACTCCAATTATAGCCATCTTGCCAATTGACTTAGCCTCACTTCAAGGGTCAGAAATAAATTTTGAGCCAATGTCTACTATGCCAGCTAGCCAGTTTGATTCAGACAAATATTCTGAGATAATTTACGATTTAAATAGGTCTGGAGTATGGTCTAATTTCTACAGAGATGCGGTAGATCATTTAAAAAATGCCATCGGCAAGCATCAGGTAAAAGCATTAAGACTAAGCGTAAACCAAAAGAATAAAGAAGAATAAAGATTATAAACGACAATATGGTAAAATTAATTACCAAGGGAAGAAGATAAAATGAAACCTCAAAACGAATGGCATGACAACAGACCAGTATCTATTACACCCTCTGGATTTTTTGGCAATTCCATAGATAACATTGTAGAAATTAAAGACTTTCTTTCATTAGAAGAAAGAAAAAGATTAATGGATTTTGCCCTTTCTAATAAAATTTGGGATGTGACAGAAACACACGTTGACGAAGACGGGCTTGTGCTGTATGACCATAAAGTTTGGGAAGACAGAGTATGCACTATAAATTCTTTACGGGCTTCAGACCCAACAATATTAGAACTTATTTACAGCATGATTGACAGACTAAAGATCGAAGTAGATAAATTTTTTGACGTTGATGCAAAAGAAACTGGTCCAGCAATTGTTAAATGGCCAATTGGCGCAAGACAAGAACCTCATGCAGATAAAGAATTTCATTCTGGCCCAGAAAAAGGCAGACCAAATGATTTCCCTTGGTACGATTTAGCAGGACTTTTTTATTTTAACGATGACTATGAAGGTGGAGAGCTTTATTTCCCACAACATGGAATTGAATTTCAGCCAGTTGCAGGAGCAGCATATTTTTTCCCAGGAGACATGTATTATACTCACGGGGTAAGACCAGTAAAATCTGGCAATCGATTTACATCTCCATTCTTTTGGACGATATCTAAGCATACAGGAGAAAGACAACCATGAGCAAATTAAACTATATAGAGATTTATCCAAATGTAGAAGTTTACAGAGATGTTCTTACTGATCCACAAAAAATGTACGAAGTAATGAAAGAGTCTGAAAAAACTTCAGAGGGCAAGCATTTTTTAAAGACATGGGATCCATGGGCACACTTTGGCACTTATACACAAAAAAAGAATCCAATGGAGATATCTGATGATCAGCAGTCAGATGAAATGTTTATTAAAGAAAAGAATTTTGTAGAAGAAGTTGAGGCTGCCTATCATGCAGTTTTAATGGACTACGTAGAAAGACACAATATTGATTTGCCAGAAGGCTGGAGATTTAGCGGATGCTCTTATTCAAAGTATAATCCACAAATTAACACTCTAGATAATAAAATGACAATGCAGTATCATACAGACCACATAACGTCTCAAAAAGATATGCCTGGAGACAAGTTTTCAATAACATGTACTATGTATATAAATGACGATTATGATGGAGGAGATATTGAATTTTTTGTAGACGGCAAGCTTATTAATCATAAGCCAGTTTCTGGAGATATTTTAGTATTTCCATCTACAGAGCCATACTACCACGGAGTTAAAACTATTGAAAATAACGAAAAGTTTTTTGTAAGAAACTTTGTTATGACACCGTTCGATGGAACAAAAGAATGGCTAAATAATCAAAAAACTTATGGTGCATATAAATGGGCTCAAATGGAAGCGGAAAGAATTAAATACGAAGATCCAAGAAACATGAGATATTTGGAAAATGGTGTACCAACACTTTACGATGATCTTGCTAATATAAAGGGAGAAAATGAATAATGGAAAGAGACATGGTTGTAACAAGACATAAATCAGATATAGTTGTATATGACAATTTCTTGACTCCAGAAGAGTGCGCTGCAATTATTAAAGTCCTAGACATAAAAATGCAAAAAGAAGAATTGAAGTGGATGCCTATTTCTTTCTATGAATCATATTCATCTGGTATGCCAGAAGTCAATGATCCAGATACAATTGCTTGCGGATTGCCAGGAGATTTTTTTCAAGTACTAAGACAAAGAGTAATTGACGCAACAGCCGATATGGCTGGTAAAAATCCTGAGCAAATGTCACAAATTAGTTGGCACTCTCAGAGATGGGCACCTGGCGCATTTGCAAATATGCATTCAGATAACACAGACAATGACGGAAACTCTGGTGCATTTACAAGAAGCAGATACGCAACATTTATTTACTTAAATGATGACTTTGAAGACGGAGTTTTAAATTTTAAGCACGGATTAACAATTATTCCAAAGACTGGAAGCATGGCTACATTTGCGGGTGGATTTGAAAATACTCATGAAGTTACAACCGTAAAGAAAGCAATTAGATATACCCTTGGATCTTTTTGGGATGACAGAGAAGAATCAGACTATCCACAAGAAGTAAGAGACGCTTGGGCAGCTGAGCTTGCTGAAGTAAGAGCATATCAAAAAACAGAAGCTGTCGAATGGGAAGAAATTCGTAATCAAGGACTACGTATTACTGCAACTGGAGAAAAATATCCAGCCAAGGAAGTAGAATAATGCAAAACAATATTGAGTTTAAACAATTTATAATGTTTGACCTTAAGGTTCTTGGACCACAAATTTGGTACTGGGAAAATGCATTAAGTTTTCCAGAAGAGCTAAAAGTATTTATTGACAAAATTGATGAAGAGCCACAGTCTTATTCTAGAATATCTAAATGGGAAAATTGGACAGCAAGCGACGACAAAGAATTAATTTACGGGAAAACGAAAAATATTAATAAGTCTAAGTTAAAAGAATCTACTGGATCAGATGTGGTAGATAAAAAAACTTTGTATATAGCAAATAGCTTTCTAATGGCATTTGAAATGTGTACCGATAGATACCTAGAAGGACACAAGCTAGATAAAAGTAAATATAATTTAAATTTAGATAACACCACTATTAAGGCTTGGAATGAAGGACAGTCTATGGGTCCACATTTTGACGGACAAGATGGTAATGCAGATCTAGCATTTTCTTTGGTAGCATATATAAACGACGACTACGAAGGCGGAGAAATTAGCTTTCCAAATCACAATGTTACCGTTAAGCCAAAGGCTGGAAGCATGATAATGTTTCCTTCGCAGGAGCCATATATTCATGAAGTAAAGCCAATTATTTCTGGCACCAGATATATGAGCCCAGCACACGTATATATTAAGTAGATCGGTGGTATAATAAAAAAATGAGCACAGGAGTAAACGGCTGGAGATTTCCAGACTATACAGACACCCCAGACGTCCCTAGAGACCTTGGAAACCTTGGTGCTGACATTGCAACCTTCATTGCTGCTAATCCAGGCCCACAGGGCCCTTCAGGCACCTTAGCAATAGGTACAGTAACCACCGTTAGCGCAAGTACTCCAGCAGCAGTTACAAATGTTGGAACATCTTCTAATGCTATATTAAACTTAACATTGCCTAGAGGTATTGATGGAATTATTGGTGGGCCTGGCCCTTCTAATGTTTTAAATATAGGTACCGTTGTTGGCGGAGCTTCAGCTAATGCAACAATAACTGGCACCAGCCCATCGCAAACATTAAATCTAGTTTTACCACAAGGTCCACAGGGTCCGCAAGGGCCCGCTGGCCCGCAGGGTCCAACCACTCTAGCTATTGGAACTACTACAACAGGTGCAGCTGGAACAAGCGCTTCTGTAACCAACACTGGCACGTCTGCAAATGCCGTTTTTGCATTTACAATTCCAAGAGGTGCCACGGGTGCCACGGGTGCCACGGGACCACAAGGAATTCCTGGATCAAGCGCAACTATAGATCCAGTGCCAACAACAATAAGTTTAAATATACCAACCTCAGCAGGATTTGGCGTAAACTCTAACTGGTATCCAATTGCAAACAACCTTTATAATCTTGGTCAGCCAACAGACGTTCCTAATGGAGTTAGCTCAAATAGATTTTGGAAAACAATATACTCAAACACTGGAACTATTAATACATCAGATCAAAGACTAAAGACTGACATTACATCATCTCAACTAGGCCTTAATTTTATTAATAATCTAAATCCAGTAAGCTATAAGTTTATTGAAGGCGGAAAAGAAATAGTAGACGGAGATATTGTTTCAATTCCTGGATCAAGAACCCACTATGGACTTATTGCACAAGAAGTAAAAACAGTTTTAGATGAGTCTGGAGTTGCAGATTTTGCAGGCTGGGTAAAAATGGATATGTCAGAAGAAGACTCTATGCAGGGACTTAGATATGACCAATTTATTGCTCCATTAATTAAAGCAGTACAAGAGCTTACAGCGAGAGTTAAAGCACTAGAAGAGAAGTAAGACATGTCATATAAATACACTGTCTTAAAAGATAACCCACTTGCATTTTTTTTGCTAGATGAAGTTCGTTCTGGAGAAGCTGGCGTTTACAGCAATTTAACTACATTATATGCAACCTATGCAGATCTAAGAGATAATGGCGTTTCATATGCAGCTATATCTGGGCTTCCAATAATAGATTATTCTGGAAATGCAATGGAAGGATATGCACTAGATTCTTCTGACATGGAAGTGCTTCCAATAGTTGGAGCGGGAGTTAGAGGAACTGAAATTAATGACAATGTAGATCTATCTCTAAAGGCACTTGGAGTTGCCACATCTAAAAATCCAGACAGCCCATTTTCATTTGAAATATGGTTTAAGCCAGACTCTTCTGACTTAAATGAATATATGATACTTGGAGACTCTCTAAACAAAATAGGTCTATTTTACAAAAATGAAAATGTAATATTTAAATGCACTGATCAGAAAACAGTATGGCACAAAGTATCTAGAAACAAAGTAATGCATTTAGTTGGAGTATTTTCTAAAAATAGATTAGCCCTTTATGTAGATGGAGTCTTAGCTTCTGAAAAACTTATTTCAGATGGCTTTAAGTTTATAAACGAAGACATTAGTTTAAAAATAGGCCCAGCAAACATAGGGAAAAGATTTTTAGTAGATTCAGCGGCAATCTATAAATACGAGCTAGATGATTCAAAAATACTAAATCATTATGCAGCTGGATACAAAGAAACTAAATACTCACAAATTGTTTATTCACAAGAAGGTACGTTTTTTTCACTAAACTCTGTATTTATAAAGCCAGCAGTATCTTTTAGATATCCTGGAGCAAATTCTTTAGACAAAATAGTTTCAGGTGATGCTTACTATAATCCAGTGTATCAAAGAATAGAATTTGCACAGACACAGTTACCAGAAGAAAAAACTTTTGTATTTGAAGATAGGCTTTATGTGCCAAATCCAGAAAGTATTGTTTCATCTAGAATATCTTACGGACAAGATGTAGAAAATATTTTGGTAGAGGTTAAAGTTCCTGGAGAACAATGGAAGCCTTGTAAAAACAATTCTCCCTTACCGTACTTTAATAAAAATGAAAATTTATCTGGCCCCATACTAGACATAAGAATTACAATGTCTACTGAAGACTCCTCTTTTGACTTGCCTTATTTTGATAGACTAGAGATAGACCTATATTCTAATAAAGATTTTTATTCTGATAATGCTGGCGGCAAAATATACTCAGACTACGACTTCTCTTTGGGATATTATAATTATCCAGTAAGAATGCAAAATAAATATAATGGGCTTTCTATGTACTCAGGACACGGATTCTCTGTTGATCTAGCAATACAGCCAAGAACAGTAGAGATGTTTTTTACTCCAGAGCCTGGTAAAAATGTTTTGTTTTCTTCTACTTCTGCCCAATTAAGCTGGGCGGCTAATGGATCTATATCTAAAACTGGAATTAGTGCAATATACGTAAATGGAGTTAATAGGACTTCTTCAACAAACGTATCCCAATTTTTATTAGGCGGTGTAGCTCACCATGTTATTGTGGTTTTAAATGCCGCAGCAACAGGGATTAAAATTAATCAAAGTCAAGATGAACTCAATTATGGCGGATCAAATGTTTACAGCAACATTGCTTTCTACCAACAAGCATTTACAGCCTCAGAAGCATTAAAAAACTACAAGTTATATTGTTCAGACAACTCAATATCTGTCCAAGACCCAGGCGTAACTTTTCAAGAAAGTGCTACTGGTCAGGACAATACGGCGTATTTTGTTAGATCTTTTGACAACTAGGCTACAATATATTTAAAATATTGTCATGGGCTAGGACAGAAGATGGACTTTTGTTAGAAATAATGGTAAACTGTTTAACATATGGACATCTTAAATCAAAAAAGTCAAATCATTGAAGAAACACGCCTAGGCATATACGTATGGGAAATGCCAGATGGCCGATGGATCGGCGATGACGATGGAAATTTTCTTTCTATAACATCCACAAAGGGCAATAGATCTAAAATTGCCGCACTTGCAGATGCAGTTAGACATTATGGAATTAGCGAAGGCCAGCCTAAATTTCTTTCTGGTAGAAGAAAAATTGATGATGAAGAATTTGAACATCAGAACGAAAGACTTAAATGGGGACTAACACCAGATCCTTTAGATATTGGTGTGTATAAAGACTCAATGTTAAGAGGGGGAGCAGTTCAATGACACAATTTTTAGAAGACGGACCAGAAGATACATACGAAGTATCTGTTAAAAATAGCTCAGACCTATTCTCATTTAAGAAAGAAAAAGAACACGTAGACCCATTTGCCATCGGTATTGATGACCTTAAAAAAGTAAGAGGTCTAGGAACAAATTTTAAAAGAAAAGTAAATAGAGATTTTGCAAAATCATTTACTGGTAAAGACGGAGCAGGAACACAGCAGAACCTATTGCAATCAGCAGTCACTGGATATGCAATGTTTGATCTTGTACAACCAGTATATAATCTAGAATACCTATCTCAAATATATGAAGTTTCAACATACAACTACGCAGCTATTAATGCTAAGGTTGCAAACATTGTTGGCCTTGGGTATTCTTTTATGGAAACCAGAAAAACAAATGATGCTATTGATGCAATAACAGATGACAAGCAGCTAGACAGAGCTCGTAGAAAATTAAATAAGTTAAAGCAAGATCTTCAAGATTGGCTAGACGCAACAAACGATGAGGATACATTTACTGAAACCTTGATAAAGGTTTATACGGATCTGGAGGCAACTGGTAACGGTTACCTTGAAATTGGTAGAACTACAGGCGGAGACATTGGATATATTGGTCACATACCAGCTAAGACAATGCGTGTAAGAAGACTTAGAGATGGATTTATGCAATTGCTTTACGGCAAGGCGGTATTCTTTAGAAACTTTGGAGATACAGAAACAGTAAACCCAATTGGAGATATGGAAGATCGTCCAAATGAAATTATTCATTTAAAGAAGTATACTCCGATGAATAATTACTATGGCATTCCAGATATTGTAGCAGCCCAGATGTCACTTGCTGGAAATGAATTTGCTGGTAGATATAACCTAGACTACTTTGAGAATAAGGCGGTCCCAAGATATATTATTACAGTTAAGGGAGCAAAGCTTTCTCCAGAGTCAGAAAGAAAATTGCTTGAGTTTTTCCAGGTTGGATTAAAAGGAAAGAACCACAGATCACTATATATCCCTCTACCAGCCGACACTCAAGATAATAAAGTTGAGTTTAAAATGGAGCCAGTTGAAGCTGGTGCTCAAGAGTCATCATTTAATATTTATAGACAGTCTAATAGAGATGAAATCTTATTAGCACATAGAGTTCCAATTAATAAAATTGGTGTTCCAGAAGGCGTATCTCTTGCAAATGCTAGAGACGCAGACAAAACATTCAAAGAGCAGGTTTGTCGTCCAGCTCAGATGAGACTTGAAAAAAGAATTAATTCAATAATTGAAGAAAAGACAGATGCATTAAAAATTAAATTCGAAGAGCTAACTTTGACTGATGAAGATACCCAGTCACAAATAGACGAAAGATATTTAAGAATGCAGGTAATTACCCCAAATGAAGTTAGAATCAGAAAGGGAATGATTCCTGTAGATGGCGGAGATGAAATGGTTGAATTAAAGCCACAGCAAGCTGCCGATCAAAAAGCAACTGCTGGAAAAACTAGGGCTAGAGATTCTGCCAGATCTGCCGCTTCTTCCGATAAAGTCGGGGAAGGCAGAAATGCAAAAGGAGATGGCAAAAAGGTTGACTAAACCTAATCAACTGCTATTTGCATTTTTAGATAGACAAGTATAAAATTAAGCATATGAACATTGAAAAAGCCCAGTGGTCCACCGACGGCCAAAACATTCATTTAGCTGTCCCGTTTACAAAGGTGAACAGGGAAAATAGAACTGTATCTGGGTTTGCTACACTTGATAATGTAGATCAAACAGGTGATGTTGTAACAGCAGAAGCAAGCATGAAAGCATTTGATAACTTTAGAGGAAATCTTAGAGAGATGCATCAGCCTTTAGCTGTAGGTAAAGTAGTTTCTTTTAAGCCAGAAACATACTACGATCAAAAGTCAAAGCAATTTTATAATGGCGTTTATGTAACATCATACATTTCAAAAGGCGCACAAGATACTTGGGAAAAAGTTTTAGACGGAACACTTTCAGGTTTTTCAATCGGCGGAAAGATTAAAGAGTCAGACAACGAAATGAATAAGGCAACAGGAGAGACTGTAAGATTTATTAAGGATTATGATTTAATTGAACTTTCAATTGTTGATTCACCAGCAAACGAAATGTGCAATATTATTTCAATTGAAAAGATGAACGGCCAGCTTATATTTAAGGGCATGGCAGCAGATGTAGTTACAGAAAATATTTTTTATTGTGAAGAAAGCGATTCTGTTTTTATCTCAACAGACAAGACATACTCTTCTCCAGTCACTGGAAAAGAAGCTACGCTAATTGGCTGGGTTGAAAGCTCAGACATAAACAAATCAAAAGAGATAGATAAGATTCTTGCTTCATTCAAGAAGTCAAGAGTTCCGTTGCCTGAAACACAAACAATAGCAAAACAGGTAAACGTACAAGGAGGTAATGAAGTGGAAAAACTAAACGCAATAGCTGAAGATTCAGCAGTAGTAACTGCAGAAACAGAAATCGTTGAAGAGACCGTAGTAGCATCTGATGCTCTTGCTGTCGAAGATGCACCAAACGCTGATAACTCAGTGGAAGATGCAGACTCTGCTTCTGTAGATGTCTTTAAGTCGGTTGAAGCTCCTCAAGCAGAAACTGCAGTAGAAAACGAAGAGCCTGATTTTGCAAAAATGTTAGTAGACCTAAAGGGATTCTTTGCAGATACTCTTAGCAAGGCTACAGAGGCAAATGCAGTACAGGTTTCAGAAATTAAAGAAACTGTAGAGACTTTTAGCAAGAGCGTAAATGCTCAAATTACAGAGTTAGCAGAAAAGCACAGCGCACTAAGTGCAGCTGTAACAGAAATAAAGGGCACCATTGATGGTGTTCAAAAGCGTGTAGATGCCGTAGAAGGCGATACAGCAATTAAGAAGTCCTCAGACCTTGGCGGGTCTGCGGTACCAGCAGTAAACAAATCAAAATGGAACGGTTCTTTCCTCGGTTCCGTAAACGAAATATTTAACTAGGGTAGGTGAAATTATAATGAGCAATGAAACATTAGAAAAAGCAATTGCAGCAGGCACAACAGCCACCGCTGGTTTTGCATCAACAACAGGTGGAGCAGGAGTACACACAGCGTCTGAAAACGGCAACGGTGGTCTTCTAAATCCAGAACAATCAGCTCGCTTCCTAGACTATATGTTCGATTCAACCGTAATTGGAAAAGTCGCACGTACAGTTCGAATGAAGTCAGACACAACAGAGATTGATCGTATGTCAGTAGGAGAAAAGCTTGTTAAGCTTGCATCCGAAGGAGACAATACAGGTGTTAACTCAGCTGTAACTTTCTCAAAGATCTCTCTAACAACAAAGAAGCTTCGCATGGATTGGGAACTTTCAACTGAGTCTCTAGAAGACAACATTGAAGGTGCTGATCTTGAAGATCACATTGCACGTTTGATGGCAACACAGGCAGGAAATGACATCGAAGATGTTATTCTTAACGGTGATACAGCACTTTCAAGCGATGCACTATACAAGTCATTCGACGGTGTAGTCAAGAAGGCTAAGACCTCTGGTCGTGTAGTCGATGCAGCAGGTGCGGGAATTTCTCGTGCTGTATTCAACTCAGCTCTTAAGGCTCTTCCACGTAAGTATAAGCAGCGTCGTACAGACCTTCGCTTCCTTGCAGGATCAAACTTGATCCAAGATTACTTGTACTCAAACTCACAGAACATCCAGAACGTTACTCCACAAGATATTGCCTCTGGCATTATTCGTGGTGATGTTCCTGTTCTAGGTGGTCCAGCAGGATATGTAGCTCCATACGCATTTGGTATTCCAATCGTTGAAGTTCCACTTCTTCCAGAGACACAGACTGGTTCATACGCAAGCCCATCAGGATCACACGGAGATGTCCACTTGACATTCCCTAACAACGTGGTAATTGGTGTAAAGCGTGACGTAACAGTTTACCGCTTCTTCTGGCCACGTAAGGACTCAATCGAGTACACAATGTATACTCGTGTTGGTGTTCAAATTGAGCAAGCAGACGCTTGGGTAGTTGTAAAGAACGTTAAGGTTGCTTCCTAATTAGGAATTAATCTCAGAAAAGCCCCCAATTAATTTTGGGGGCTTTTCATTTTAATTATACAATGCTATAATGGTTTTACCTAGAAAAAGGAGTAATAAATGTCTTTTGACACATTAAAGGTCGGAGAGCTAAAAGCAATTGCAGAAGATTTTGCAGTTGAAACAGAAGGACTTAAGAACAAGCAGGACATAATTGCAGCACTAGCAGAAGAAGGTGTCACATACGAAGTGTATGCTAAGACACTAAAGGATGTAGAAGATGCAAAAGAGGAAATTGAAATCCTCCCAGTATTTGATCCAAAGGCAGAGCGTACAGAAGATACTGTGCTAGTTAGAATGACAAGAGCAAACTTTAGGTATGATATCTTGGGACATACGTTCACACAGGACCACCCATTTGTAGCAATGCATAAAGACTCTGCTCAAGCAATTTTTGATATAGAGGAGGGGTTTCGTTTAGCCACACCAAAAGAAGTACAGGATTATTACGGCTAATCTTAACCACACAAAATGGAAATTATAGTAGGAACAAATGCTCCAGTAAAGCAAAGAGTTTTTTGGAAGGGTGGCATAGCCAAGGCGGACTCTTTACCAACTGTTAAGTTTTACGACATAACTGAAGACCCAGCGGTTGCTCCATCTATAATTCCATCTACCGTTTTGCATACTCAAACGGCAGAAGAGATTGATACAGATTTTGGAGTATACAGCGTATACCCACCATTGTCTCTTACAAACAGACCAAGATCATTGAAGTTAGTATGGGAATATCGGGTTGAAGGACAACTAGTAACAAAAGAGCACAAGCTCTTTGTTGTTACTCCGTATACCGATTTAACTCAGGCCGCAGATGCACTAGGATTTGGTTTCGATCAGTCTGACCCAAATTACAGAACATTTGCTGATTTAGTTGCTGCAGAAAGATATGCAAGAAAATTAATTGAAAACTATACGGGACAACAGTTCCATCTGTATGACGACGTAAACGTTGTTTATTCTACTGGAGCAGATGTTCTTCCGCTTCCTCAAAAGATTAATCAGCTGCATGAGCTTTATTTAAATGACATGCTTCTAGTTGACACTATTAATAACATTAATAATTTAAATATGCCAGTTTCAGTATCTGAAAGTGGATTTGGATTAAAGGTTGATAGATCAAATGCTCTAGACAATGTAGTATATTATGCAAATGGCATGATCCCCCCAAGTATTAATGATACTGGAAGAGGTATCTTTGTAAATGGAGGAACATACAGAGTAGCTGGGAGATATGGCTGGCAATATGTACCAGATGAAGTTGAGCTTGCATGTATTGAATTAATGAAAGACTTTTTCTCTAAAGATAAAGAGTGGCGCAATAAGTATATCAAGAGCATACAGACATTTGACTGGCAGTTCCAATACGATACATCTGCTTTTAGTGGAACAGGCAATAATTATGCAGATCAGCTATTGCTTCCATATGTCACAAACAAAATGGTAGTTATTTAACATGAACAATTTAGTTGATTCTATTTTCAATATGAAAGTAGATATATATCTGCAAGAAGATTACCAGGACCCAAATACTGGTGCTATCAAAAAGTCTTGGATATATCAAAAGACTATCCCGTGCTTTGCAAAAGGAATGATATCTAATTCATCTACTGCAAGAAGCGGAGACAATAGGTCTATATCAACTAAATATGAAAATACTCAAACAATAGAAGTTAGAACACAAACCCCAATTACATACAGACAAAAGATAACTAACATTAAAGATTCATCAAATAATGTAATATGGTTTGAATTAAACTACCCAAATGATACACCAACAGTATTTGAAATAGTAAGCTCAACACCAATCACAGATCCGTTTGGAACACTTATGGCATATAACTCAATTGCCAAAAGGTCGGAGAATCAGATAATTGGAGACTAACGGAGTAGCACTATTGCAAGCAGCTTCTGGCCTAGAAAGATTAATGGTTGGATCAACAGCGGTTGGAGTTTTAAAAGATAGTAATGTTGCACAGATATCTGCATTCTTATACTATCAAGCAAATGTTGCGGCAAAGCTTACATCTAATAAAGCATTCCAAAAACTTTTTAAAACTACAGTATTTAATCAGATAGATAAAGATTTTGGGCTATTTATAGATTCTCAAGCACGTACAAAGCCTAAATCATTACATCATGTTTACGAATGGAATAAAACTGGCCAAGCAACAAACAGGCTATTTAGACTCAATAAGATAGATTCACTTGGTCTTTCATTTAAAATAAACTATGACCTTAAGATATCTAGAACATCGGTCCCAACAAAAAATAGAAAACAAAAAAGCCGATATGTCTTTGCAAATAAAGCTGCTGTAATGGAAAAAGGAATGCCAATTATTATAAGGCCTAAATCAGCAGAAAGACTAGTGTTTGAGATTGACGGAGAAGTAGTTTTTATGCCAAAGGGTAAATCAGTTACAGTAAGAAGTCCTGGAGGAAGAGCTTCAACTAACCAATTTGACCTTACCTATAGCAGATATTTTAGTGGTCCACTAGTATCTAATTCTATAAAAGCCTCTGGCTTTCAAAATCTATTCGGATCTAAATTTGAAAAAGCAATGAGAGTTCCTTCCTCTATTGCCAAGGTGCGTTATTCTTTTAGTCCAGGTACAATTAGACTACAGGCAGACTCAGCATTGACTGAGCAATTTGGAGGGGCAGCATAATGACAGATTATAATATAGATGCAATGTATGAAATAAGAAAGCACCTATGGCAACAAATTCAAGTAAATAATATGCTAGACCCAAATTCATATTACAGCGATAACATAGGAGAAACAATTATCCCTATTATCCCCGTGCAGCAAGCACCAGAAATGAATCAATTTTTAAGCGGCAAGACTCATATAGTGTATGACAAAATTGGCACAAGCTATGAAGAGAATTGGATGATCTGTTGTGAAAAACTATCATTTACAATATACTCAGTTGACTATTCTGAAATAAACTCTATTAGAAATATGATGCTTGATGTATTTAGAAGAATGGACGATTCTGCTAAAGACCTAAATAGGTCAAAGTCTACGGACAAAATAATATTCCACAATACAATGATTGTAGACATGTCTCCTACAGAGCCATCAGAGGAGCTAGCAGGCTTCCTCTCCGCAGACGTTATATTAGAAGTCAAATACTCTAGGACAGTCACCTCTAGAGGCAGATTCGATTAGTTTGCCTTTTAGTTGATTGTAAGATAAACTTATACCAAGAGGAAATGAGCCTAGCCAGCTTGCTTTAAAGATTTACAGTAAGTCAATATATATATATTTATTTAATAATGGAGGTAGTACAACATGGCAAAGTATAACAATGCTAAGAATATTCTTGTTGGAGCTTCACCGCTCTTCTTGTCTACTAAGGACATCACAACAGCAGGATATGTAGAAAACATGGAGCCTGGTTCAGTATCTGGTGTAGCTTTCGAAAACGAAACTTCAACTGGAACCCCAGTAGTTAAGACAGCAGGAAAGTCTTACACAGAAACTCTTAATGCAGACGCAACAAACAAATTCCGTAACGTAGGTTACACAAACAACGGTCTTCAGATTACTTACAACCCATCATACGGTTCAGTAACAGTAGATCAGCTTCTTGATACAGCAAAGCTTTTCAAGGAGTCAATGGAAGTTATGATCGCTACAGAAATGGCAGAAGGTACTCTAGAGAACATTCTTGCTGTATTTGGTCAGGGAACATCAACTCTCGCAGATTCAGGAACAGGTGCAGCTGCAAAGCGTACACTTGGACTAGAAGCTGGTGCTCTTGGACAGGCTCCAAATGAGCGTCAATTAGTTGCAGTCGGTGCAGCACCACAAGGTGGTTCAGCAGCATCTGACGGTACACTTGGTTTGATTACTGAGCGTGTATATTATGCACGTCGTGTTCTTTCTGTACAACAGTCACAGTTCTCTTTGGCTCGTAACGCAGCATCAACATTCCCAGTAACATTCCGTTTGCTTCCAGACGGCGCTAAGTCAGGTCAGGAATACGGACTAATTATTGACCGTGTCATCTCATCACACTCAGCATAATTAATTTTTATTAATTAATAAAACCCCCCTAAGAAATTAGGGGGGTTTTAACATTGTATTGGTAATTCTGATATGATACAATAATTAAGACGAGATCCTAGGAGGATTTAAATTGGCAACAACAGTATATGATGTAGAAGAGATTCAACTGCAAAATGGTGCAACCGTAAAGCTAAAGCCTTTAACAATTAAAGAGCTTAGAAAGTTTATGGCGGCTATCGCAAAGACAGCAGAAGTAACTACAGAAGACGAGACACTAACCATTCTTATCGACGCTTGTGCAGTAGCATTAGAAAAGCAACTGCCAGATTTGGTAAAAGATAGAGACGCATTTGAAGACACCCTTGATGTTCCAACAATCAATCGCATTCTTGAAATTTGCGGTGGCATCAAGATGGATGATCCAAATTTGCTAGCAGCAGCGGTTCTAGCTGGTCAGAACTAGATCTAGCTGCACTAGAAGGAGAAGTATTCTTAATAGGCAACTATAAGAATTATGAGGAATTGGAAGACAGTCTTTCAATGCCAGAGTTGATTCAAACTTTTAAATCAATGCAAAAGTCTGAATCAGAAAAAAGAAAGTTTCTGGCCTCCATTCAAGGCATAGAGCTTGATGGTGGAGAACAAGAAGAAACAAGTAGCTTTGAAGATGTAAGAAGAAGAGCTCTTGGAATATCTGCAGATGCATCAGATGTTGTTTCACTACAAGGTCAGTTTGCTTCAGAAGCAGGGTTCGGTATCGGAGCAGGACTTGGATACCAAAAGGAGTAGGTAGTTGGCAGATCAAAATATAGTTACCAACATAACTGCGACGGCTAATTTTAGTGGCCTAACAGCGCAGTTACAAGCGGTGACCTCTCAACTTCTAAAACTTCAAGCTACAACAATTGGTTTAAATAAAAATTTAACTAGCCAGGTTGGAGTCATGAATCGTCAGTTTGACGAAACCATGCGCTCCACTGGCCAGTTCTCTAGACACTTTGTAACATTAACATCAGACGTATCTAAGTTTGGACAAAATCTAGATAGCGGTAGAATGAAGCTTGGCCAATATTTTAGAACATGGCAGGGTCATACACAAAAAACTAGCACACTAGTTAAAGAATTAGCTAAGCAACAAGTAATGCTTGAAAATGCCATAGTTCAACCACTTGGTAAAAATGCTCAAGGATTAATGCAATACAATGTTATGGTTCAGTCTGGTCTAGATGCAACAAAAAATAAATCAGCATTATTAAGACAAGAACTATCTATCATGAACAAGGTGATGATGGATGGATCTAATCAACTTATTAACTGGGGTAAGAATACTCAGTGGGCAGGTAGACAGCTTACTGTAGGACTTACTGTACCATTGGCAGCATTTGGAATGGCTGCAGCAAAAGCATTTAGACAAGCAGACGAAGAGCTTGTAAGACTTACAAAGGTTTATGGCGGATTAACAGCAACATCATCAGCAGATTTATTACAAGTTAGAAAAGATGTTACAGCATTATCAAGAGAATTAGCATCAGGATTAGGTGCAAACTTTAATGAAACAATTGCACTAGCGGCTGATATTGCAGCAACTGGAAAGCAAGGAGTTGAGTTACTAGACTCTACTAGACAAACTACAAGACTTGCAGTTCTTGGAGAAGTTGATAGACAAGAAGCAATGAAAGCTACACTTTCTATCCAAACAGCTTTTGGTCAAAATACACAGCAGTTGGCTGAATCAATTGACTTCCTTAACGCAGTTGAAAACCAAACATCAACAAGCCTTGCAGATTTAGTTGAAGCGATTCCTAAAGCTGGTCCAGTAGTAAAGGCTCTAGGCGGAGATGTACAAGATCTTGCACTTTATTTAACTGCAATGCGTGAAGGTGGAATCAATGCATCAGAAGGTGCAAATGCTCTTAAGTCAGCACTTGCATCTATTATTAATCCTACTAAGGTTGCTAAAGAACAATTTATGGGATTTGGTATTGATCTAGCTGGCATAGTAGATAAAAACGCTGGGAACTTAACTGGAACAGTTATGGCACTTAAAGATTCGTTAGATGCGTTACAACCACTACAAAGAGCAAGAGCAATTGAACAGCTATTTGGCAAGTTCCAGTTTGCAAGAATCAATGCATTATTTGAAAACCTAGGAAAAGAAGGAAGCCAAACACTTCAGGTCCTAGACTTAATGAAAGCTAGCACACAAGATTTGGCTAGTATATCTGAGCGAGAATTAACAGCAATGACAGAGTCTGCTTCTGGTAAATATAGAAGAGCACTCGAAGCTGTAAAGGCAGACCTCGCAGTAATTGGAGAACAGTTCTTAAAGGTAGGAACATTTGTATTAAATGCAATTGATGGAATTGTAAAGTTTATAGGAAACCTTCCTGGACCGATTAAGGCAGTTCTAGGATTTATTGGAAGCCTTACAGCAATTGCTGGGCCAATCATTATGTTAACTGGTGTTCTTGCCAACTTCTTTGGATACATAATTAAAGGAATATTTGCACTTAAAAATATTGGCAAGGGTGGAACAGGATTTAAGCTTTTAACACCAGAACTAATTGCAGCAGAGTCAGCTGCTAAAACTGTAGAACAAGCATTTTACAGCGATACAAAAGCAGCTGCAACATTTTCAGATGCAGTCTTAACCTTAGCAGCCTCATTTGACAAACTAAAGCAAAGCGCTATGTCTTCTACTATTGCAACAAACAATAGTATGTCTACCGTGGCTGGAAATCCAGTTACACGAGGTGGAGGAAGAATTGTAGATAAAAATAACCCTCTTGTAGGTAGACCTTATTCAAGAGACATGTCTCATGTTATTCCAACTGGATCAAAAACTGCAGAACAAAGAGCAAGTGAAACAATATTCTCTACAGTGCCTGGCCCTAAGCCAGTAAACCTAAGACTTTCAAATTCACCACAGACATATATGAATGACGATCTTCCAAGAATTCCTGGAGTTACTTCAGTAAATGGAGTCTCTAATGGTATAGTTGCAGCAGAAGCAGCAAAGTGGCATTCTATGACAGCAGCAATTGCTATGCAGTCAAAGGCAGAATTAGCATTACTTAAAACTGAAGTTGCTGCTACAGGAACAGTAACTGCGTCATTAGCAGATTCATACCAAGCATTACTTCCACAAATGACAAAGATAACTTCTTTGGCAGCAGACGAAACCGCTTTAATTGTTAAGCAGCTACAAGCTGGTAAGATTACAGTCGAAGCAGCAAGAGCTAAAATATTTGCATTAAACGCACAAGTAGAAGCAATGATGGTTCAAACAGCACAAGGTGTTGCAGCAGCTCAAGCAAGAACTATTAGTTTGACTACAGTGCCATTAACAACTCAGCCAGTTGTAAGCGCAGCTGGAAAGTCAAACATGAAAGAACTTTTCCATAAATCAGAAACTTCCAAGCTTGTAGATTCTATTGCACGTGGTCTTGGCGTTAGAACTTCAGGTGCTGGATACAGCATACAAACAACAAAGCCTAGATTTAATGAGGGCGGTAAAATTGAAGAATTTGGTTCAAATAAAACACGGGTTACTGGTCCAGCATCAATTACATATGATGACAGAATGGGATCAGTACCAATTGGCGGATATGTATTAAATCAAGAAGCTTCGCTAGATCCAAGAAACGCAGCACTTGTTGCAGCCGCACCTTCAACACATAAAAAATCTGGCAGCAATATAACAGCATTGCTTACTCCACAAGAAACAGTATTTGGCCCAGGCATACAAAATAATCCAGAATTATTTAGAGCAGTAGATGCTGCAAATAATGGAACTCCTCTTCAGGCAAATATGGCTGGTGGAAATATTACGCTTTCTAGATCTAGCTATGGATTAGTTCCTCCATCTGCCGCAATAATAAGAGGACTATTTACATCAAATAGAACAGCATATAGAAAGCAGTTAGTTTTACTAGCTGAAAAAAGAAATTTACAAAGAGCAGCCGTAAGAGAAAGAGATGCACAGTACGTAGGAGGCTACGGATCTAGATCTTGGCTAGCTAGAGGAGCAACAACAAGGGCAGTACTTAATGACTACATAAGGTCTTTGCCTGCTGGAGAAAGAAGAAGAGCAGCCAGCCTGCTAGAAGATTTTTCTGGTTCTATACGAACTGGAAGAGGCGGAATGGACAAGGGATTTGCAAGAGATACATTTACAATTGAGCCAGGCCATTTAGAGCGTGGCGGAGCATTGGATAAACTGTTAGCAAAAAATAAGCTACCAGCCTTGGATCTTGAAAGAGTAACTCATGCTACACATTTAACCAGAGCATCAGTAAGAAATGGCAGAAGATTTGTTAGCAAGTACACAGTTGATTATGATTCAAGATCTAATCTGCAAGCAAACCACGGTACACTAATTGCTAAAAATTTCTTAGAAAGAAATATGTCTCGTACTGGCAAATACGATACTATAATGCAACGTTCAGGAGTTCACAGATCAAAGTGGGCAGATACTGAAAGAGAAATTGATGCAAAAATTGCTGCATCATTAAAGGGCAAAGAGTCAAAGAAAATTGGAGATGAGAAGGGAGATATAACTTTCGATTCATTTATTCCATTTATTGATTCAAGCATTGTTGCTGCAGGAGGATCTGCAGCTAAATTAAAGCTTTTAAAAAGAAATGTAGTAGAAAGAAAAAATGCTGGCGGAATGATTGGTGGTACTGTTACAAAGGGCAAGCGCTCATATGGCAGACCATTGTTCCTTGGGATACCAAAAAGATTTAAAGATGTAGAACTACAAAGAAAAGCTAGACTTACCATGGAAGAAATTAATTCTGGAGTACAAACCAGTAGATTTGCAGGAATGCCTGTAACAGATTTTGGTAAGTTAATTTCTCCATCAACAGGAAGAAGTTTCCCAGTTCCAGGTATTGGCGGTTTATATGAAAAAGCAGATGGCACAAGAGTATTTGTTAAACCAGTAATGGATGAAACCGCAGCACTTGCAGAACAAAGGGCTACTATTATTGCTAGAGAGGCACATGGACTAAATGCCCCTAAGCAAGAAATTAGAACAATGATTGATCCTACCGATCCAGCAGGTAGAAGAAAACTATTAGTTCTAGAGTCTCCTTATGATGAAGCATTTGCAAAAGCATCTGGAGAATTTACAAAGAAAGATTATTTCAAGCAGTTAGTTGCAGCTAATCTAAGAGGTGATAAAGATTTAAGCCCAGATAACCTTTATGGAAGCACATTAAATGACGTAGGTACTGCTGGTGTATTTAAGACAGCTTCTGGTAAGAGATCATATGAAGAAAATATGATTTCAATGAAAGACCAAGCAAATATTAATCTGCTAGGAGTAAAGGGCGGAGCAAGAAGATTCTTTGCTGAATCTACATTGGCTATTCCAAAGGGAATGACTCCAAAACAATATCATAAGGCTATGATAGATGAGATAGATGATGTATTACCTAGACTTAAAGAAACAGTAGCCAAGTCCCTTGGTAAATTAAACACAGAAGAGTCTGCTGTATATGCAGCAATGATCAAGAGACTTGAAGATGGAAGAAGAGTAAACTGGGAAGAATTCCATGGAATACATTCTGCAGTTAAGGTTTCACAATCAAAGGCTCTTACCCCAGCCGCACTTCAAAAGCTAAAGGAAGAAGCAGAACTAAGAATTAGACAAAGAGGACACGCAGTATCTCTTTCTGACAATTCATTTAAAACACCTCTTAACGGATTTAACGGAGGTGGATCAATTGGCAATGTGCTAAAGGGATTAGCCATGAGAAGAATAGGTGCTGGATTTGGTCCTACTGGTGCCCCTAAGCCAAGCATGTATGAGTCAGCCCCTTGGGGAGTTAATTCACTTTCAATCGAAATGGCAAACAAATTGTTTGCAAATTCTGGATTAAGAAAAAATACACAAAAACTACTTTATGATAAATTTGCTGCAGCTTTAGCAAAAGAAAAGCCTTACGGTTATGTTAAAGATGCAAAGGGCTCTTTAAAGAATGCACTTGAGCCAGCATCATTAGATTCAGTTATTAGATCGGCAGCTAGCGATTTGTTTAGTGATAGAAATCTTATAAGACAGCTATCTCCAATTGATAAAGACATTCTTAGAAAGAAATATCTAAACTGGGATTCAAAAAAAGATACCCCTATTACTGCAGAACTTAAGAAAACAATATTCGGTATTGATGGCAAAAGAGAAATGGGCGGTCCAGTATCTCCAGGACAAAATTATATTGTTGGAGAAAAAGGCCCAGAAATATTTAGTCCTTCTGAAAGCGGAAAGATAATACCAGGTTTTGAAGCTGGTGGAATCATTCGTCGTAGCAAAGATTATTATGGTCGTAAGGGAAATCCTGCGGCTCGTGCAGCACAAGAAAGAGCTAAGGCAGAACGTGCAGCGGCATATGTTCCTGCGCCAGTAGAAGCACCAGAGCGTAAGCCTGGCCCATTGACTGGATCAAAAACAACAGTAGTTGGCAATGGCGGTGTTAGAACAAACACATACGGGGTACAAGGTTCTTTGCCATATATGCCTGGACTCACATTAGGTCATGCAGCTTTAAATAAAACACAAGCAGCCCTACTATCTGCGTCAAAACAAATAGAGATGGCCTTATTCGCCTTTGGAACAAGTGTTAAGAAAGATGCGCTTACAACTGGAAGGGTTATTAAGTATTCTGGTGACCAACTTGTAGTGGGCGCAAGAATGCTGCCAGGACAAATTAAATCAGCGCTAAATCCACTAGTAACTGGAATAAAGTACATAGGTTCACAAATTTCTACAACAGCTAAAGCAGTCGGTACTCAAATAAAAGCAGCTGGATCTTATCTCAAAGGTTTTGCTGCTTCTCCTCCACCAGTTGCTCCAGGAGCTTATGGTGGTGCAACACTACGTCAAAACTTTGCTGCCAATGCAAGATATACAACTTCTAACATGTTGCATCCAATGCAATACATGAAGAATAAAGGCTTAATAAATCCAGCAACATTTGGTCAAGGAGCAGTCGGAAGCACAGTTGGAATGATGGGCGGAATGGCCGTTGGTGGAGCAGTTGGAGGAAAGCTTGGCGGTGAAACTGGTGCAATGATGGGAAGCATGGCTGGAATGATGGGTGGACAATCTATCATGAAGGGTATTGGAGGAAAGATTGCTACAAGAGCCGCAGCTAGCGCAGCAACAGCAGGATTAGCTTCAGCTGGCTTTGGAGCCACAGCAGCAGCGGCTGCTGGATTAGTTGCTCCGCTTGCAGCAGTTACAGCAGCTGGATATGCTGGATACAAAATGTGGCAACACTATAAAAAGGGACAAGAACTTAACGTATCTACATTTGGTATGACTGCCGAAGCAGCCAAAAAAGCTAACTTAAGATTCACAGACTTTGGATCAAAGATTAAAGATACTATTCAAAATTCAAAAGATTTAGCAGATGCAAATAGATTAGTTTATGAAAGCATGAAGGATGGCGGAACTCCATTCCAGATGACAATTGCAGAATACAAAAAGCTAAAGGTTGAAGTTAAGGAAACATTTAAAGAACAGATTGATGCATTAGACCGTCAGCCTTCAACTAAGGTTCCAGATGCAGTTAGAAGAATTAAAGAGCAGCTTATAGCTGCTGGTATGTCTGCTGAAGATGCAACTAAAAAGGTTTATACAATGCTTCAGCTTTCAAATAAGAAAGATCAAGCAATTACTGCAACAATGGGTAACGTAGACTTCAAAGCAATTACCGATCCACAATCTGCTGCAGTTTCTGCAGTAACAAGCTTTGGCAAAGATACTAAAGACCAGGGTAATAAAGAAAAGGCTGCCTCATTAAATACAGCATTGATGGCAACTGAGACTGGAATTAATGATTTAATTGCAAAAAGAGAAAGATTAGTAGCAAAAGATTTAACTGGAAAGACTAAGTCTCTAAGTTTTGCAGAAGCTGAAAAGATAATGATTGACCAGATCAATAAATCAAAGGAAGCTGGAACAGTAATTACTCAAGGCACCATTGATGAAATGGCAAAGACAAATCCAGAAGTAAAGAAAATGATTAATGGGTCAGATACAGTTGTCAGCGTATGGCAAAAAATTAGATTGCAGGCAAAGGGCTTTACTGGAGACCTTTCTCAATTAAATGCTGCTCAAACACAATTAATTTCTGATTCATTTAATGCCATAGCAACAGCTGTAGTAGCAACAAATTCAAGTAAAGACGGAATGTTAAGCAAGCAGTATTCTGCTCTTGGCAAACTAGAAGATCAGATTAAATCTTATACTAAGGCACTAAAGGGACAAACAGTTTCTCAGCAGATATCCGATAGAGAAAAGATTTCTGGATTAAACAAGCAAATTGAAGCTAATAATAAACTTGCAGATGCAAGAAAGAAAGCTTTGACTGCAGCACAGGCTGATGCAGATCTCGGAAGACAAATTGAAAAAACTAGACTTGAAATGCAAAACGCTTCAGCTACTGGAGACACTCAAAAAGCTCAAGAGCTCAGACTTGATTTAGAAACATTAACCACTACACAGCAAACAGAATCTCAAACTAAAGCAATTGACAAAGCAAACGAAGCAGCAAATGCACCACTTAAGGCTGCTATTGAAGCTATGGGCAACAAGCAGCAGAAGCTTGCAGATAGTGCTGCACTAGCTGGAGAAAGCTTAGATAAGGTCCGTGGTAAGTATGATGAACAGAAAGCAGCAATAGACAAGGTTAATAATTCAATGACTGCGCTTTATGGAAATGCAGCTGCAGCAGGTCAATCAGTAGAAGAATATGTTAAGGCAAACAAAGAAGCTGCATCTGGATTAGTAGCTGCAGTTGAAGCTGCTACTGGCCAAAAAATGGCAAGATATACTGAAACAAAAGCTTACGAAGGTGGCACTCTAGTAACTAAAAAGGTTCCAGTTACACCACAAGCAAACGCATTAGCGATCTTAGCAAAATCAGGAGCGGGATCACCAGTCAACGACGCACTGGCAAATAGCATTAAGGGTGGAGCAACTCTTAAGGATGTTGTAGATGCCGTAAAGGGCAAGACTCCTGGTAGCGCAGCTCTTAGAAAAGACATTAAAGTAACTGGTAATTATGCTAGTCAGATGGAAGATAAAACTTTTGATGGTAAAAAGGTTCAAGTCTTAAACGCAGAAGCTCGTGATGCTATTAGAAAGAGATTGGATCTTCAAGTAGGAGAGACATTCCTATTCGGGGGACAAAAGTATGGAATGAATAGTACTGGAGGAACTCCGATATGGCATGCACCAAAGCCTAAAAAAGCAGCAACAGGTGTTATGGGTGGCAAGGGAATGTTCCTTGTTGGAGAAAATGGACCAGAATTTGTTCACTTAAAAAACCGTGCCAACATTATGCCAAACGATGTTATGAATACATTGGCTGCCGCATCTCCAAGATATAATTTTAATAAAGCTCAGTATAGTTTAAAGGATGGATCTGCTTCAGGCAATTCATATGTTGTTAATCAAAATATTTATGCTTCAGAAGGAATGGATGTCGAAGCACTATCAAATATGATTGTTAAGAAGGCTGAAATAGTTATTGGACAAAAGGCTAAGATTAATGTTAAAATGGTTGGACAGGGGAAGAATATATAATGCCAGCTTTAATTTTACCAGTAGGATCAGCCTTGTTTATACAAGATTCCGCTGGCGCATGGCAAAAACTAACTGAACATAATAGATCTCCTATATCGATAGATACCCAGCGCTTTGAGCAAACTGCTAGAATGGCCAATGGAAGCCTTAGAAAGCTGTTTATAGCCGATAAGAAGAACGTGTCCACCTCTTGGAGCATGGTTCCGTCATACTCCACAATGACCGTAGACGGCGGCTGGGGCGCAGAAGATATAAAGACATTCTATTTAAGCGCTAAAGGACAAGGAACATTTAATGCCAGAATAGCATACAACACAACTAGGACCGAAGATTTTGTAGCAAGCTTTACCTCATGCTCATTTAATTTAATTAAAAGAAATGTAAAGGAAAAAGCGGCGGATACAGCACAAGCATTTTGGGATGTAACTATTGCACTGGAAGAAGTATAATGCAATCAGTAAGCCAAGCAACTCTAGATAAACTAAATACATCTCCATCATATTCAATGTCGGGCGGATGCTGGCTAGAATATAATATGAACGATTTAATTTTAGATGCAAAAGTAACAGCTACACCAGCTGAAACAGCAACTCAAACAGATCCAATTACTGGTAAGACATATCAGCCATTTAAAAAACTATTTCCTTTAACAAGTATAATAGATCCAAGAAGACCTTCAAAAGGCGGAATTAATTATTTTATATTAAATCAAAACGTTGTCAATAACATACCTAAATACAATGTTTCATCAGATCTTCCAGTAAGAACTTATTTTTCTAGCCCAAAGAATCAATATAAATTCTGGGTTTCTCCTAAGTCTGGGGGAACAATTTTAGATAATTTTAGTTTTACTGTAGAGTATCCAGCATCTAAAACAGCTGTAGCAAATACAGTGTTAGTTAAATTTGAAACATCCTACTCTAAGCCAGCCAACTGGTCTATTAAAATACAAGACCATGCTGGTGTTGAATCCACTATATCTACAAATGGTGTAGTTCCAGATAATGGAGTATTTCAATTATATTGGAGTGGATCTGCATGGTCAACAACAAAATTTACAACACCATCTGCACCAGTTAACGTTAAAAAAGTTATTGTATCTGTAAGCACAATCAGCGTTGCCGATTCGTACCTTGGAGTAATAGAGGTTGGAGCACGGTATATACAAGATGTATCAAATAGAATAGTTTCTTTTCAGGTTTCAAAAACTTCATCCGATGACTCATCTGGTATTGTTCCAGTAGGATCTGTTACTTCAAATGCACTATCACTTTCACTTGAAGGATATGATAAAAAAGGAATTGAATACGATAAAACAATGCCGTTTAACAAAGACAATATTAATCTATATAAAAATGTAAAGGTGACTCCATTTAATAAAATAGGAGACGATGTTATTCCGCAGGGTGTATTTTATATAGACTCCTTTACCTTGTCCGAATTTGGAGACATTGACATACAGGGATTAGATGGGGCAAAGTTTTTACAAGAAATATTGGCTCCAGATATTGTAATTCAAAACGCACCATCGCAAGCAATTATAAGAAGACTATTAGATAGTGTAGGTTTTACGGGATATAACTTTAATACATATGGGAAAGCGGATCCAAACAAAGTAGATTCAGCCACTATAGTACCACTATATTGGTACACAGAAGATACAAAAACAGTATGGCAACATATTCAAGAGTTATGTAAAGATACACAAATGATAGCAACATTTGATAATAATGACACTTTGCAATTCTATCCAAGAGACTATCTGTTTGATAAGACAAGAGGAACTAGTTTTAAATTTAGAAGTGAAACCAAAGGAACAAACATACCAAACATTATATCTTTAACTAAAGAAACAGTTCCTTCTGTTAAAGCAGTAAAAGTAATATACACTCCAATTATTAGTACAAACTACCAGGGTTCATCAGATAACCTTTACGTTTCTCCACCAGCTGCAATTGGTGCAGCAGCACTACAAACTACACTCCCAGCAGCAGCTACTGCTGAAACAGACGCACCAAAGGGCGTGGTATCTTTGTCTCCCATAAGCGTTTACAGTGATTTAGCAGACACATCTTTTTATAATAAAACTGGTTACTTTTTAATTAACAATGAAATAATTGAATATGATGCAATAGAATTTGGCTACGAGCCATTAGTTCCTGTTGCAGGAAAACCTGTTTTATACAAGTGGATAACATCTGATTCAGATATTGCTAAGTACTTAGGTGAAAGTAAAATAAATTCATTTAAGCCTACACTTAGATACAGAATCAAAGAAAGAAACTCTTTTAACGCTACTGGTAAGGGTGTAGGAGTAGGTGATGAACACACAGTGGAAATAGATTCTTTAAAGGGAGAGTGGAGAGGTAGTAAATTAAATTTAGCCGCAAAAACAAATGTTAATGACGAATCGGTATTCTCATTAAGGCAAACAGATGGTTCAGGAAAATCAATTTCTAGATCCCTACTTACTATTGTTTCACCTCCTTCAACAAAAGAATATTACTGTGCTTCAATATCACCTACATTTAATTTTGCTTCTGAGACATACTTTTCAGTAGGAACAGCGCTATTCTTCAAGCTTGCAAAAAATGGCAATGGAAGAGTTACTGGAGAACAATATGTATCTGCAGGTTTGGGTATAGGCCTTTCCGCAAATAATCTTAATGGATATATTTTAAAAGTTGGAACTTCTCAAAACGTTGCTAATAAAGGATTAAATTATAGAGATGTTCAATTATTTAAACTTGTTAATGGAGTAGAGACAATTGTTTCTGATAGCCAAAAAACAGAAGACACATCAATTACTGGAGTTTCTGGTGGAGAGTTCTACAGAATAGATGTAAGAGTTTCTAAGGCAACTTCTGGTAAACTAATATTTAAAATTAAATTTAACAATACAGTAATCACCGCAACAGATTCTGCACCCATAGCTATTGAAAATAAAATTGCACTGATTGGCATACAAGGCGAGTCAGCGTTTGACTATGCATATGCAGCTTCATTAAAGAAAGAAGACTTTGCTGGTTCTTCTTCTTACGATAACTATGGGTCATATGTTGGTTCTTCTACAGCTCTAAAAAACGTATTTGGTGATTTTATTGCCAGCGGAGAAGCATCTACATTGTCTAGCCCATGGGTAAAGGAATTTGGGCCAGTTGCAAGAGAGATTAAAAAAATATCAACTAAGTACGCAACTAGACCAGGGTTTGTAAAGTACCCTCAAATAATATTAAACCCAAATGTAACACTCCTTGGATATGATGCAAACTCGTTTGGCATAGACGCATATATTCTAAATAACACAGGAGCATTTGTTGATTTAGCAGACGGAGGGGAAAAGAGTTTTATTGTTGTTGGAGAAACAGTAGCACCACTAGACCCATTTGAGTATCTTGACCCAGACCTATCTGCAACTAAAAATGATGAACAAGTAGCATTTGAATCTATGTGGATTCAAAAAGAATCTGAGGCAAAAGAGCTTTCCAAGTGGATGCGAACACAATGGTCTAAGCAGCAAACAGTAATACAGCTAGATATTTTCCCTAACCCAATATTGGAAACTGGGGATGTCGTTGAGATATCTTATCCAAATAATATGATCTACTCTACTGAGGATACTGGCAAAACTGCGGGTAAATATATTATTTTAGATATTGAGCAGGGCTATAGTCAGTCGCCTTCAACAAAAATTACATGTAGGTCGATTTATGTTTAATGAAATGGTAGAATCTTAATATGGCTACAAAGAAACCAAAAATAGGCAAGTCGCAAGTTGCTGGAGGAGTTAAAGTCCAGCTACCAGTTGACTCACCTTTAATTGGAGTACTTAAAACAGATCAATACGATGTTGTTAATCTATATACAAATCAGGTCGACAAAACGTATGTTGCCACAACTCCAGATGATGGAGAAACAGATCCAGGAGACGGCACAGGAGAAGATGGGGATACAGGTAGTTCCTTAGACGCACCAAACCTAGAAGACATCGTTTTAATTGGTACTACTGGCAAAAGATATTCTTCTGGACAAGTCATTACAGATCCAGAAATATATTATGACTCAAACAATAATAGAATGTTAAGGGTTAAGTTCGAAATTAAAAATAGTGTTGGAGATGTTGTAAAAGGAGCAGTAATCATATGATAACAAAATTTGGAAAAAGGTTTATAACATCTTATCTGGCCAATGGCCTTAACTTTAATCAAAAAGATATTGCAATCGGAATAGGTTCCCAGGCTCCAACACTCAATGATTCAGATCTACAATTTGAGTTTTATAGATCAGGAGTTTTCTTGGGAAGCTCCGACATTCAAACAAATACGGCAACTGGTGTGACTACATACTCTGTTGTTTATAAAACAACACTTCCAACGGATGTTGAAGGAATAATATCAGAAATTGGAATTTTCCCAACAACTTCTTCTGGAAGCACTGACTATTCATCACAGTACATATCTTCTTTTGAAGACTCTACACAATGGAAGGACTCAAGTGGCAACCAGCCACCAACAGTATCTACGCCAACTCCAAGAATAGGGTCCTCATATTTTTCTATTACAGCAACTGCGGGACAATCGAAATCATACAGCCTAGATACAGTTTTTAATTTATCTGGTTATGGTGTAGATGATTCTATGACCATTGCTTTTTATCAAACAGATTTAAACCTAGACTATGTTTACGTTAGGTTCTATAGCTCTCCAACTAACTATAAAGAAATAAGATTTCCTGGATACTCATCAGTTGGGCAAAAAATTTCATTACCAGCCAAGATGTCTAGCCTATTCAATTCAACATTTTCTTCTGCAGGGGCAACAGACTTTTCTGCAATTACAACAATAGAAGTTGGAGCCAAAGCAAAATCTTCTGGAGCTACTAATGTATTACTTGATGGGTTAAGAATAAACGATGACGATAGATATAATAGTCAATACGGACTAATAAGCAGATCTATTTTAACCAGCCCAATTGTAAAAAAGCTTGGTGTAGAGATGGACATAGAATATAAAATTAATTTAGGGTTTTTATAATGGCAGGTTATAACGACGCAATAGATAGATTTCTAAATCTTAGACCAGCAGATTTACAGGCTAACACAACAGATGCAGCAGCAGTAGCAAATACACAGACATCAGATGCGTTTATTGTTCAACGATCAGGACTAAATGTTGTTCAGAACGGAGTATACAAGTTCTCATTTGCATACATTTATGAAAATCCAGATAATCCATCTGCTCCAATTACTGGCCCAAGATCTCCAAACTTTATAGTTACTCTACAAACACCAGATTTAACTCAGCCAGTTACTAATCTTGTTGTAACACCAGGCTTGCTTTCTTACGGCGTTAAATGGGACCTAATAGATAAAGCTTTACCTGCAAACAAATGGCTTATAGACATACAAATATATGAAAGTTTAACTGGAGCATTTACTGGAGAAGAGTATTTAGTTTGGAATGGCAATGGCAATTCAGCAACAATATTAGCCTCTAATACTGCAGATAGGTGGATTCGTGTAGATACCAGAGACCAAGACTATAGAAAGAAAAGCGTTTTTTCTGCAAAGTTTAATGCAAAAGACCCAATTGTTGTAGATACAACTGGCCCAGGAAATGTTGGTTCTGTTACTACCGAAGGGTCTTTGGATCTAGACGGGATAATTGGATTTAATGGACATGCAACAATACGTTGGTCGCCAGTAACTGGAAACGGTATAAGAGGATATAGAATTCGGTGGAGACAAGTTGCAACACCAGAAACAGCATATTCATATGTTGACTCTCCTGGAACAGGAACTTCGTATCACCTTTTAGGTCTTGGTGTTGGTTTAACTTATGAGTTTGCAGTTGCAACATATGATGAATATAATAATACATCAACTCAATATGTTGCTGGCAATAACATAACTATTACTGGAACTCCATATATTGCTGGAACCGTTGATGTTGCTGGGTTCTTTAGAGCAAAAGCAAATCCTACAGATGCCGATTCAACTGCATTTAAGTTTGGATATGGAATCGAGACTGGCAAACGAGGCTTGCTATTTAATCCAAATAACTATTGGTATATAGATTCCAATCAATCAGCTTCATTAAAAGTTGGCGGCGCTACCTCAAACTACCTTTTATGGAATGGTACTAAGCTAACAATAGATGGAGATATAAATGCAAAAGGCGGAAACTTTAGCGGTAACATATTTATGTCTACTTCTGGCGCATCAATTTATAATGGAACAATTGATGCTACTACTGGCAACCTAACTGGAAATGGATTTGCGTTAAACTCAACAGGATTAAAAGTTGCTAACGGCGTTAACTCTGTAACAATTGCAGCAGCAACAGGAACTATAACAGCCAATGCTGGATCAATTGGTGGCTGGAACTTAAGCGGTACAACATTATCTAAAAACAATATTATCTTAGACAGCACAGGACAAATACAGGTAGGGTCCACTGCAGCCCAGAGCGTTTATTTAAAATCTTCTGGTGGCTTTCTTATGTGGGCTGGTAATAATACACCAGACGCAAATGCAAAATTTAGAGTCGCAGCAGATGGAACTTTGTATGCAACTGGTGCTGTATTTGCTGGATATGCTACTTCAGATTCTGTAAATGGCATACTATCATCTGCAGCCGCAGATGCCACTACTAAGGCCAATGCGGCGCAGACAGCAGCAATTAATGCAGCAGCAGGAGATGCAACAACAAAAGCTCAAGCTGCTCAGAATGCAGCAGTATTAGCTTCTGTAGCAAAAAGCGATTTTAACAAAGAAGCTATAATAGCTAAAATAAATAATAGTACTAATACAACAACTATCGAAGGCGGATTAATAAGAACAGGAACAATTTCTGCCGACGCTGTTGTTTCAAACTTTATATCTGCATTTGAAATTTCAGCCTCCAAAATTACAGTCGGCACACTAAACGGTCACAGATTAACAGCTGGAGCACTTAACACAAGCTATTTCTTGGATACAAAAGGAAATAAGGCTGGAATAGATTCTTTAGTTATAAATGCAATTGGAATTGAGTCTAGTGCAACTGGTGGCGTCACAACACATTGGTATCCATATATGCCAGGTTCTCCAAACTGTGATTTGGGGCTACCAGGTTTTAGATGGAATGACGTAAGAAGTAGCGGTAGAGTTTTTATGGGGCACGGCGGAAGCGATACTATAACAAACGTTACAGCTCAGCAGCCGTATTCAGTATTCCTTCAAACTGGAAGAATTTATGCAAATACGCTAGGAACTGGATCGGGAACTGGATTAGTGCAAGATTCACAAGGGTACATAAGAGTTGCTTCTTCTAGTCTAAGATACAAAGAAAACATTTCTGAAATAGAAAGCACTGGATACTTAGATGCAATTAAACTATTAAAGCCAGTTAAATTTTCATATAAACTTCAAGAAACAGACATTGACGAAACCCCAGGATATGAAACAGTTAGACCAATAATAACTGGTTTGATTGCTGAAGATGTAGAACAAATAGATAAATTAAAAGACTTTGTGAATTATAATGCTTTAGGGGAAACAGAAGGTTTAGCTTATGATAGAATGACCACAGCCCTGATACTAGCTATTCAAGAATTATCAGAGAAGATTGATGTCATCAATACTAGACTTGACGCCCTTGAAGGATAATGGTATCCTTGTTATGAATAGAAAAGGAATATAATGGATAATAAATTAGAACTAGTTGTAACAGCACTACAGCAACGTATTGGAGAGATTGTCTCACAATATGAGACGCATGTTGCAATACTTCGTGCAGAAATTACACAGCTTCAGCAACCACAAAATTCTGCGGAGCCAGAGGAGAAGTAGCTATGGCAGAACAATTACAACCAATGCCTGTTAACCCAGGAGATCCAATAACCTCAGAGTTACTATCTAATATTGTTTCTAATATTAATATTATTAATAGTTTGTCAAACAGTATTAATGGAGGCAGCGGTGGTGGAACAGAAGATAAGCCAAGCTCTCAAACAATAATTGAGTCTGGAAGAATTAAGGTGCCATGTAAAAAAGATGGCACTGGATTCAAGGCTATTCCTTTCACTAAGATATTTACAGCAAGACCAAACGTAATTTGCACAATTTGGCAGACAAGTGGTACAAACTTCAATACTCAAAAATATCAGCCTATTGTTACAGAATCAAGTGTTAATGGGTTCACAGTAAGAATGATGTCACTTGGAGCAACTAAAGAAGGCGAAATTTGGGTTCAGTGGATTGCTTGTAGTTAGCAATTAGGTATTGACATTCTGTAGCACTATGCTACAATTTGATTTAGACTATAGGCCATGAATATTCATGGCCTATTAACATTAAGGTAAATATGACAAACGATTTAAAGTGGATGCTCTCATCAGATCAGCAGTTCCCATATCAGGATGACAAGATGATTGAGCTATGGTTCAAGGTCATGAAGTGGTTTAAGCCAGATGTTGTGGACTACCTTGGTGATACAGACGACCAAGCATGTTATAGCAAATATACAGAAGGCCGTTCTGCTGAATTTATGCAACTGCATAAGAATGATAGCCGTGACTTAATTGTTCCAATGATGCGTCATGAGGCAAAGGGTGCAAGAGATTTTTATGCAAAAACTAGAGAGATGCTTCCTAACGCACAGCTATTTTCTGCTTTAGGCAATCATGATATTCGTATCTTTAACTATGTAGATGCTAAGCTTCCAGACTACATTAACGAAGTAACCCCAGAAGCGCTATGGTCATTAGACTCCCTTGGCTATGAATATATTTATTATGATGAGCTTCCTAAGCGACGTTTTGGAGACATTCACGTTCATCACGGTCTTTCAATTGCAGCAACAGGATCTGCTAGAAAAGATATGGAAGATATGCAGGTTTCTTTAATTCGTGGTCACTCGCATAGAATTGCTTCTCATATGGTTACCTATGAACTTAGAAACAACGGCGCTGGAGAAACTCTTCGTGGATACGAGATTGGCCACATGTGTGATGAAAAGGGTCCAGGTATGAAGTATACACAGCATCATGATTGGCAAAAGGGATTTGCTGTTGCACATATCGTTAATGACTATCCACACATTCAGATGATCCACGTGTCACCAGATTACTCTTGTGTGGTGGACGGAAAGTTTTTTCAAGTATGATAAAATGTAACAAGTGCGGTGGCAGAGTATTTGTAGATAGAGTATTCTCCCAAAAAATGCACATGGAGCTGTTTTGCATTATGTGTGGTAAACGCTGGATGATGAACAAACATACAAACAGTATGGGTAAGTGGCTGGAAAAATTAGAGGAAGATCATTCTAGGAAATACGGAATGTCATAGTGAAAGGATTAATGTAATATGAATACTGAAAACCCTAACTATAAAGTAATTAAAAACGTAATTACTAAAGAGTATGCTCAGCAAATGATTGACAATGTCAATAACAATAATTTAACTGAAGAGCACCCATTCTCCTATTTCCAGGGTATACCTTTAGACTACTCTAAAGTAGACCCAGAAAATAAAGTATCTGATCTAATTAAATATGCCGAGCAATACTTTATGGAAAATTATGTGCCAGAGGGAAGATCAATTGTTTTAACTAGGTCATATGGAACAATAATGCATAAAGATGCACGTCTTGAGCCACACAAAGACCACTATAATTCTGGCAGAGAGCATGACTTTACCTACGGAGATTCTCTTGTATGTAATCTATATCTTTCCGACTGTGAAGGCGGAGAGCTGTATTTTGAAGAACTAGGAGTAGATCTAAAGGTAGAGTTAGGAGACGCAGTTTTGTTTCCTGGACACCTTTTAACACACGGAGTTCGTACTGTTACATCAGGTTCAAGAATTACATTCTTAAACCACTTCTCATTGCTATCTGAAGAAGACAGTAAAAATATTGATTTCATTAACAAAATAAAGATTAATTAAAAGTTTGGCGGGCAAATGAATAACAAAAAGTTAAAGAAAGATATAAAGTATTTTTTCTTAAATGGTAAAATTCATAAGATAATTAGTTCATCTAGAGCTAAAGATCAATTAATTGCCTGGTCTTATATAGATAAAAAAAGAATGCTGTATCCATACTCAGAGGTAAAAAAGAATATGGGAAACGCATATAGTATTGCACAGGTAGCATCTATGCTTAATAAGCATAGGGTTACAGTACAGGATTATATACTAGAAGGAAAGATTAAGTCTCCTCAAAAGATATATCCCATAGGGAATATTTCAGAAGATAGATGGTATAAATATATGTTTAGCGAAAAAGATATATTAGACTTGCATGAATATATATTAGAATCAGGTCACTCTAAAAACGTACCATCTAAAGCCGAATTACTAGCTCTTCTCAAACACAGCTTTATATTGTATACTAAGACAGACAGCGGTTTTGTTCCAGTATGGAAGGCAGATCAATGAGTTATAACGCTATTTATAAGCTTGAGTCAGGTGCTGCTAAAAAACGTAGAAGAGAAGAAGAAGAGAAATCTTGGAGCTCTAAGAACGGCCCAGTAATAGTTAAGAAGGCAAAAGATGGAAAAGGGTAGAGTCGTTACTTGCGATATTTGCAAAAGAGATATTGAGGTTCGTTGGGGTATATTCGCTAACGATACATTAACTAGACATAAGAAGGCGGAGCACAAATGACAACAAGAGTAAAGGTAGACCTTTCTTTTACCAGAAACCTTGGCAACTATGAAAGCATTAGAATTAATGTTGGAGTAGAAGATGATGTGCGTTCTGGCGAGACTGTTGACTCTGCTACCGAAAGAGTGTATGCGTTTGTAGAGAATAAACTAATTCAAAAAACAAGCGAGGTAGAGGAAGAACTCAAGAGTGGCAAATAATAGAGAGCCCTATATTCTTATGACAGCCTATCAAAATCTGTACAAGGATAAATATGGCAAGGTTGCCACTATAAATAAATTTAGAGAAAAGTGGGCTATGCAGGATGTAATTGACAGCGTTGGCTTTGAAAAAGCTAATGATCTGCTTCATTACTATTTTACATTAGAAAAGGCTGGACACCCACTCCAATTTTTCTATTACAACTTTGACAAGATGGATAATGCTAGAATAGAATTACAGAAAGATTTTGAGACACGCCGCTTACTTCGAGAGGCTACTAAGAAGATGGTGGAAGAAGGCGGACTATGAATACAGAAGCAACATTAATTTCTGCTATCTGCAAAAACAAAGACATAAGTACTGTTATGGCTGAAAATGTAGATGAACTGTTTACTTCTCACGGAGATGTTTGGGAAGGTTTAAAATCATATTATAATAAGTTTAAGGCTATACCAGAGGTTGGAATTCTCCAGGAAAAGTTTAAAGACTTTGAGCCAGATCTAAATGCAAATGCTGAAACGGCATATTACTTAGATAATTTAAAAAATGAATTCTTGTCTAGCAGACTAAAGAGTATTTTAATTCGTGGTGGCTCAATGCTAAAAGAAGATGCCGCTTCAAGGGTGATCGGTGAGCTTCAGTCTCAACTATCTAGTTTAAATAAATATACTAATAATGTCCGTGACCTAGACGTAACTGATGCAGATAACGCTATTAAGCATTTAGAGGCTCTGAAGGTCCGTACAGCCGAGATGGGTGGCTCCCCAGGCATTAAGACTGGTTTCCAGTCCATCGACCTTGCATACCCTACTGGAATGGCTCCAGGGCACCTTATAGTGGCTATTGGCTGGCCAGGACGTGGTAAGACATGGTTTACATCATATCTAGCCTGTAAGGCTTGGGAGCAGGGATTTAAGCCTATGATTGTTTCACTTGAAATGACTCCAGAGAATATGCGTGACAGAATTTATACTATGCTGGGATCTGGTCTATTTAAGGCTAGCGATTTTGCAAAGGGTGATATCAATATTGATGATTTCAGAACTTGGTCGGGAAAGAAGTTTGCGGACAAGAATAAGTTTATCTTGGTGTCAAATGAAGGCTCTGGCAATGTAACTCCAAATGCTATTCAGGCCAAGATAGATCAGCACAAGCCCGATATTGTTATTCTTGATTATCATCAGCTGTTTACAGACAATAATAATTCAAAGGCGCCAACAGAACGCAACATGAATATTTCTCGTGAGTTTAAAAACTTGGCAGTTAGAAATAATATTCCTATTATTGATATTACAGCTGCGACTGCAGATGATATCACTGATCAAGATAATCCACCAATGATGAGCCAGGTTGCTTGGTCAAAGGCAATTGAGTACGATGCTGATATGGCTATGGCTATCCATAAGTATAAAGGCACAGACATGATTGAAATTGTTTCTAGAAAGAATAGACACGGACATGACTTCGGTGTATTCTTAGATTGGGATATCAATAGAGGTATTGTTAAAGAAATTTACGAAAATCCATTTGCAGATGACGCACAAAAGAATTAAAAGATTTCAAATTGAGGTACAGTTTTATGACAACTCTCAGCTTATAAGTCTAAGGCCTCAATATGAAAACCTTTTGATCCAAGATATGCGTGGCAAAGGGTATGTAAGAGTATTAGATATAGACCCAGCATTTTCAATAGAGTTTAATGGTGAAACATGGAAGTTCTTAATGACCCTCCATGGTATATACGTAGGAAAGAAGAAGGCATGGCAATTAGAGGGTACAACTCAAAACAAATTGATACCAAGGAATATGCCCCAAGCCACATTAAGTCAGTCCTAAAAGAAATTGGATTGAATATTGTTGGTGAGACAGGCAACGACTTTCTATGCTACTGTCCATTTCATTCTAATAGACATACATCTAGCTTTAGCGTAAGCCAAACATCTGGAGCATTTATATGCTTTAATCCTGCATGTGGAGAAACTGGAACACTAATAGATTTAATTAAACGTACTATGCACAAAAATGATTTTCAGTCTTTACGATTAATCGCAGCCAAAGAAACAGAAGCCTTAAATAACTTTGACGAGATCATGGAAGAGATGCTTGAAGAGAAGCCAACATTTGAAGAGTTTTCACAAGATACTTTAGATAGACTACACGCAGACCTTGCTGGCAACAGTAACGCTAGAACGTATCTTCAATCAAGAGGAATTAATGTAGAGTCTATGAAACATTTTAGTCTTGGGTATTCACCAGCCATGAATATGGTTGTTACTCCCGTACATAGTCCAGACGGAATTCCAATTGGAATAGTTGGAAGATCTATCGAAGGAAAGACTTTTAAAAATAGCACTAGTTTGCCAAAAAGCAAAACTTTATTTAATATACATAGGGCAAAAAAGATTGGAGACCAGGTCATAGTTTGCGAATCTAATTTTGATGCAATAAGGATTCATCAGGCTGGTTTCCCAAATGTTGTTGCAACACTAGGTGGATTTTTATCTAATGAGCAACAGTCTTTATTAAATAGACACTTTAACAAGATAATAATAATGACTGATGCTGATGAGGCTGGTAGAGAGCTAGGAAAATCTATTTCTAGCAAATTGCGAAATAAAGATATTTCTTGGGCTTCTTTTGGATATCGTGAGATATACCCAAATAAGGCTAAGGATGCTGGTGATTTAACGGAAGAAGAAATAAAAGCATGCATAAAAAAATCCGTATCAGATATTGAATATCGCTCATGGATATGATATACTAAAACAACAGATGGATTTACACCATCAACTATACAATAAGGAGATACAATGGGTATCGTTAAAGGCCTAAAAGGTTTAAATCAAGTAATGGACAAGCCTTCATACAGTGAAGGTGACGGAACAAAAGCACGTTGGGCAAAGCTAGAGGATGCAGAAAGCGTAAAGGTTCGCTTCTTGCAGGAACTAGATCCAGACTCACCGATGTACAACGAAAAAAATGGTTTGGGTTTTATTGCCGTCGAGCACACTAACCCTAAAGACTACAAGCGCAAGGCACTATGTTCAATGGAAGATCAAGGCAAGTGCTACGGTTGCGAACAACATCGCAAGGATTATAAAGCGGGATGGAAGGGTCGTTCACGACTTTACATGAACGTACTTATTGATGATGGTAAAGAAGAGCCGTATGTAGCAATTCTTTCTCAAGGTTCAAGCGGTAAAACAATCACACCAACTCTTATTGAGTATGCTGGAGAAATGGGTTCAATTAGTAATCTAATGTGGCGCATTAAGCGCACTGGCACAAAGACAGATACAAGCTATACAATCATTCCTTTAGCTAAAGATGAAGCACCATTTGATTCATCAGCACTTGAGCTGTATGACTTAGAGACAACTGCTATTCGTGATCTGCCTTACACCGAACAAGAAGCATTCTTCAATGGAGAAGGCGGAAGCCAAGAAGCATCTGCTGCCTCAGAGTCAGACAGTAATTTAGTCTGGTAAATATTTATTGCAAGGGGCAGTCTATTGACTGCCCCTGCTTTATTTAGTAGAATAACATAATGATCTCATACGAAATACCAGACCCGTTTGATACTTTTGTAGCAAATAAGTATAGAGACTATAAAGGCATGCTATATGATTTCTTTGCAAAAGAATGGCACCTGAAGGCAGCGTGTTGTGGAGAAGATTTATACGCTCCAAATAAAAAGACTATGACAAAGATTAGACTTTATCATACACGAAACGAATGCATGGGCGGATACTAATGAGCTTTACACACCTACATGTTCATTCATACTATTCATTAATGGATGGACTAAATTCACCTAAAGAATTATGTCAAGCAGCGTTAGATGCTGGACAAACTGCGATTGCAATCACAGACCATGGTACTCTCTCGTCACACAGAGATATGCAGATTGCCGCAAAGGAAATTGGCATTAAGCCAATTCTTGGTGTTGAGGCGTACATTTCTCCAACCGATAGGTTTGATAGATCTTCTAAAACAGATAAGTCGATTCAAGCGTATAACCATATTATTTTGCTAGCGAAAAATAAAAAGGGGTTGGAGAATATAAATATTCTACAAGAGCTTGCTTGGAACGAAGGCTTTTATCACAAGCCACGTATTGACAGAGAGGTTTTAAATGATTATAGCGAAGGTATTATCGTTCTCAGCGGATGTCTTAATGGACTCATTAGTAAGGCTATCGATAAAGGTAACATGGAAGAGGCTGAGCTTCTTCTCAAAGGGTTTAAGAAAACTTTCGGACAAGATTTTTATGTGGAAGTGCAATCACATAACCCTGTGGAGATCAACTCTGCCCTTTTAGAATTAGCAGATAAGCTTAAAATTAAAGCGGTAGCAACAGGTGATGCTCACTTTGCAAAAGAAGAAGATAGGGTTTTAGAGGAAGCACTTCTCATTCTATCAACATCGCCTAAGATTGATAAAGATTCAGACTTTGAAATGTCACGAAATATTAAAGACATGATGGAAAGATTTAACTACCTTTACCCAGACCGTAGAATTTCTTTTCAAGATTACAATTTATTTATTCAATCTAGATCAGAGATTGAGGCAGACTTTAATGCTGCTGGTATTACTCGTACAGACATATATGAGAATACAATGGAGATTCAAAACAAAATTGAAGAATACGATTTTCATCAAGGTCTGGACCTTCTTCCAGTTCCAAAAACAGATGCAGATGATAAGCTTCGTGAGATGGCGTATGCTGGCTTAGATAAACTTGGTTTTGCAGGGGATAAAGCTTATATTGATAGAGTTGAAGAAGAGCTTTCAGTAATTGCATCTAAAAGTTTTGCTTCTTACTTTTTAGTAATTGCAGATATGATTGATTGGGCTAAAACTAATGATATCCGTGTTGGTCCTGGTCGTGGTTCTGCAGCAGGCTCACTTGTATGTTACTCATTAGGAATAACAGATGTTGATCCAATTAAATATAACCTTTTGTTTTTTAGATTTATTAATCCAGAGCGCAATGACTTCCCAGATATTGACACGGACTTTGAAGATCGACGACGTAAAGAAGTAAAAGAATATTTAAAGAAAAAGTTTAAACACGTAGCATCTATTTCCACCTACACTTATTTTAAAGATAAGGGTGTAATTCGTGATGCAGCAAGAATTTTTATGGTTCCGCTTCAAGAAGTTAATCGTGCAATGAAATCCATTGACACGTTTGAAGATTTTATTTCTTCTCCAAATACAAAAGAGTTTAGAGCTAAGTACCCCGAAGTTGTGTGGCTTGCAGACAGGCTTCGTGGAAGAATTAGATCTGTTGGAGTTCATGCTGCAGGAGTTGTTGTAGCAAAGGACGACCTAAGAAAGTTTGCTCCAGTTGAATCAAGAGAAGATGCACAAGACAAAGTATCAGGAAGAATTCCTGTCGTCGCATACGATATGGATACGGTTGCAGATATAGGTCTTATTAAACTAGATGCACTAGGACTTAAGACCTTATCTGTGATTTCTGATACCCTTAAATCAATTAAATCTAGAACTGGTAAAGACATTATACTTTCTGACCTAACGCTTGATGACCCAGAGGTTTATAAAATGCTTAGCGAAGGATTTACTAAAGGAGTATTCCAGGCTGAAGCAACACCGTACACCAACCTACTTATCAAGATGGGAACAGATAAGTTTGAGGATCTAGTTGCATCTAATGCACTTGTAAGACCAGGAGCTATGAATACAGTTGGTGCTGCATACATTAAGCGTAAGCATGGCAATGAGGCTGTAGACTATATGCACACAATCATGAAGCCTTTTACCGAGAATACTTATGGTGTTATTATATATCAAGAGCAAGTTATGCAAGCATGCGTACATTTGGGCGGTATGACTTGGGCAGAGGCTGATAAGGTCCGCAAGATTATTGGAAAGAAAAAAGATGCGAAAGAATTTGACCAGTTCAAAGATAGGTTTGTTGCTGGGGCTTCAGAGCACATTACTAAGAAAAAAGCAGAGGCGTTATGGCACGATTTTGAAGCGCATGCTGGTTATTCTTTTAACCGCTCCCATGCTGTTGCTTACTCTATGCTTAGTTATTATACTGCTTGGCTTAAGTTTTATTATCCACTTGAGTTTATGTTTTCAATTCTTAAAAATGAAAACGATAAAGATGCTAGAACGGAATACTTAATTGAGTCTAAGAGATTAGGACTAAAGGTATTACTTCCTCATATTAATGAGTCAGGACTAGACTTTTCACTTCAGGAAAATGCTATTCGTTTTGGGCTATCTGAAGTTAAATTTATATCCGACAACATTGCTAATAAGATTATTGATAGCAGACCATACACTAACTATGATCACTTCATATCTATTGCTTCAGCCAAAGGAAGTGGTATAAATAGCAGAGCAATCAGTTCACTCAATGCAATTGGCGCAGCAGCATTTAAAGATAATCCTAGAAGCGGAAATGAAAAAGATAATTACTATGAGTATCTAGGAATACCAACATTTAACCTAGAGGGTATTCCACCAAGAGTTAAAGCTCAAGCTAGGCCAATTGAAGAGTTTGATGACCTAGGCTCTTTTGTTATGTTTGGAATGGTAAAAGGAATTAAACGTGGAACTGGCTGGGCAAGAGTAGAAATTGTAGATGAGACTGGATCAATTGGACTTTTCCATAATGAACAAACACAAATTGAAGTTGGCCAAATGTACTTCATTCTTGTTGGAGACAATAGAATTGCAAGATACATAAAGGTTTCAGATATAGATCCTTCATCAAATGATATGTTTGTTGACTACCTATATCGCAAAGAGTACGACCTTGAAGAAGACGAGTATATTGTGGTAAACTTTACTCCATATGTAACAAAAGCTGGAAAGACTATGAGCCACATAGTATTGTCAAATAGAAATAAAGAGTTAACTAGAGCCATCGCTTTCCCAACTATGTATAAGATGACTCTTGCAAAAATGCGTGAGGGAATGAAGTGTAAGGTTGTTCTATCAAAACTAGATGATGGAACTATGAATGTAAAGGAAATAAAATGAGCGATGTAAAAATTGAAGATGTATATGCACAGTTAAATATTGCTAAAATTCTTGTTGCTGCAATTGAAAATCTTGGAGAAATTTCGCTGCCAGTTTCAAGTTTTTTAAATGCAACCAATGAGGATAAAGAGTTACAGGTAGATTATAATGAATCTGATCAAACATTTAGCTTTAAACTAAAGCAAAAAGATTAATTTAAATAGGCTTCACAGCCGTTATTTTAAATGGTATACTATTACATATAAGAGAAAAGAGCAAAAATGAAAGATCACGATGTAGTGTATGAGGGCGGTTATTGGATATCGCAAGAAGATGCTGAAATAAATGAAAAAATTTCTGATCAGTTGGCTGGAACAAACGCACTAACTGCAATATTAGAGCATTATGGTAAGCTAAATGTTCCTAGAAAAAATCTAATGGAATTGATTGAGATAGAGCAAATCTGGCCAAATGATTTTATGTATAGACATGGATCAGTAATGGCTGTTACATATAATCCAGATACAGACGAAATGGGATTTGAGTTGCGATACCTTATGGATAATGATCACCCAGCAGATCTTGTTGCTTATATCTGTGCTAGAAATCAAACAAAGGTTGGGGATATTGATCATGATAGCCCTATATACAAACACTAATGATATCAATAGACACAATACTTTCTAAACTAGATCCCAAGACACGTGCTAGAGTTCAGTCTGCACAAAATGTTGAAGTTTCAAAACAGCTTACTCCAAGCATAGGACTAAATGTTGCTTTAAAGGGTGGGCTTGGATACGGCAGACAAGTTTTAGTTTGGGGTAATAAATCTGCTGGCAAATCTTCTTTCTGTTTACAAATGATAGCCTTAGCTCAACAAGAAGGAAAGACATGCGCTTGGATTGATGCCGAATCATCTTACGATCAAAGTTGGGCAGAACAGCTTGGAGTAGATTCATCTTCTCTTATTTATTCACAGGCTAAAACAGTTAACGATATGGTTGATGTTGGAGTAAAGTTAATGGAGGCTGGAGTTGATGTAATTGTTGTTGACTCAATCTCAGCTTTGCTACCTGGTATATATTTTGAAAAAGATGGAAACGAAATGAAAGATTTGCAAGATACCAAGCAAATCGGAGCAGAAGCAAAGGATATGACTCATGCAGTCAAGATGTTAAATTATGCAAACAAAAATACACTACTGGTTCTCATCTCACAGCAAAGAAATCAATTTGGATCTATGCATGCCTCCCACATTCCGACAGGAGGAATGGCAGTTAAGTTCTTCTCTTCCACAGTCATTAAGCTATGGTCTTCGGAGGCTGAAGCTAATGCTATTAAAGCGGGTGTTGCAGTCGGTGACAAGATCATTGAACAAAGAGTTGGCAGGCCAGTCAATTGGATTATTGATTACAACAAGCTCGGCCCCCCTAATCTTTCAGGACAATACGATTTCTACTACCAGGGAGAACATATAGGGGTAGATAAAGTAGGAGAATCTCTAGATGTTGCTGAGATGTATGGGCTAATTGAAAAAGGCGGAGCGTGGTATACAATTAATGGAGAGCGATTCCAGGGTAGAGCAAAAGCAGTTGCATATCTTAGGGATAACCCAGAAGTTGCTGCATCTCTAATAGGTGAAATCAATGCCAGATCTTAATGAATTTTTAAAAAAAGATATTGCTGTTGACGCATCTCTAGAATATGTTGATGGCTTAAGGCCATGTGCTGAATGCGATGAAGACGTAGTTGGTGCTTTTTGGGATACAGCTAATCTTAAAATGTCTTGGGATTGTTCTTCTGGACACAAAAATTCATTTCAGGTGCAGTAATGTCTGAAAGATCAGAAATAAAAAGAGACGGTGCCAAAGCACAAAAAAATTCAGGACGCGGAGACTATCAAAAAGGTGATGCTCAGTGGAATAAATTTTTGGTAGACTATAAGGAAGCTTCAAAATCGTTTACTTTAAACAAAGAAGTCTGGGCAAAAATATGCACAGACACATTTAAGGTAAATAGGGACATGCATCCTCTTCTAAAGATAATAATAGGTACAGATTCAAAGGTAAGGCTTGGTATAATAGAATGGTCAGTGTTAGAGGAACTAATAAAGTTTTGGGAGGAAAATTATGACTCAGTACAATAAAACAACAATCATGCCGTTTGTAGTTTTGTATCGTGGTGTTTTTGATAACGCACCAGAAATATTACAAATGCTAAAGGACTCAAATACATCAAGTATTCTTCAAGAGTGGGAGCCATGGTATGAACTAGGATTAAGAACAAGATTAGAGCCAAGCAGAGGTGGCACTTTATCAGAAATAGAAAAACATCAACTAGGTTTGCAACAATATATATATAATAACTTAATAGCTGCATATAAAGATTATATAGAAGATTGGGCTAAGCCAGAAATTATTGAAAAGCATATTAACCCAAACAGGTCTTTTTATGAAGACTGGAAGTATGTATTTGGAGAGTTTGTAACTGACTGGTCAGGATTTGATGCAATTCCTAATGAGTCAGATAAAGACTATTGGATTAAGGGCGCAGTAGAAATATTAAAGCATGATCATACTGTCGGCAGAGGTCTTGAGCTTGCAATTGGGTATCACTTAGACGCCTTTAACTCAAAGGATGCCGCTGGTCCAAAATCAATTATAACTGGGACAGTGTATTTAAATGATGATTATGAAGGCGGAGAGATATCATTTTTAAATGAGTTTGATAGCAGTATTGTAACCTATAAGCCAAAGCAAGGAGACCTTATAGTATTCCCTTCTTCAAAACCATTTTTTCATGCTGCTCAAAAAGTTTATGGCACAGATAAATATCTTATAAGAAACTTTTTATTGTGGCAACATTCAGGATCAGATAGATATAAAGAAGGACAAGAAAAGTTTGGCAAAGAGCAGTGGGACGTAATGCAAGATCTCATTAGAGAGACTGAAGACCTTTTAGGGTTATATCAAAAGGATGTTTACTTGCCAGGAGTTTCTGTTTATGAAAGACAGCACGGGAATGGAATTCCATTTTTCCCCAAAACAGTAGAGGTATGGGAAGATAATAAATGATTGAAGATTACTTAGTAGTATCTTCTATTGCATTTTTGATTGGTTTGTCCCTGGGATACGGCCTTGGGCTTTTTGTTGACAAGATAGATAAGAGGATTAAAGATGGCAGATGATAAGAACACACTAGAACTTATTAGCGATATCACAGAGTTTAATGACCTTCATGAATTTATGCAGGATGAACATTTAGATAAAGCTCTGTCTATAGTTGTCAAGCTTCTTATGAACCCTGACGTGCCTTCTGCAAAAGCACCTTATCTTATTATGGAGTTGCAGGCAATGTCAACTAAGTTTGCCGTACTTGCTTCTGTATACTCTACGATTGCTAAAGATAAGGCTGGCACAGCCAATAACAACAAGAAAAATATTTATTATTCAGTAAAGGAGTCCATAGACAAACTTGTAGATGCACTTAAGTATGTCGTTAGGTATAACTCATGAGTTGGATACAGGCTTCAATTATCTTTGGTCCAGTATTAATTTTGCTTATAGCATTCTGGAAGGACATTAAATAATGGCTAGAGATATTGTAAAGAACCTTAAGTTTAAAAAGCATACTGGTAATTTCTTTGACCCAGAAAAGTTTGCACAGCTACTAGACGAATCTTACAGAAACACTAAGCGTCCAGATGGAGACACTACAAAGAAATCATTTAGTCCCAGTTCACTTGGGTATGGCCACGGAACATGTCCAAGATATTGGTATATGGCATTTACTGGCGCAGTATTCATTGATGATAACGATGCAGTTGCCGTTGCCAATATGGCTCAGGGCACACAGGCTCATGAAAGATTGCAGAACCTTATTAAAACTATGCCTGAGTGGAAGGCGGAAGAAGAAGAGATTATTAATGAGTACCCACCAATTCGTGGCTTCATAGACTTGATCATGGAGTATGATGGCGAGACCGTAATTGGAGAAATTAAGACGGCTAAGCAAGAAGTTTGGGATACTAGACAAGCAGAGATGAAGTCTTCACCTAATCACATGCTACAGCTGCTTACATATATGAAGTTAAAGAATGCTAAAGAAGGCTTTTTCTTATATGAAAATAAAAATACTCAAGAAATATTAATCATTCCAATTTCAATGAATGATAAAAATAAAGAAATAATTGAAAATGCTTTTGAATGGATGAGAAAAGTCTGGGATAACTTTAAAGAAGGAGACCTGCCTAAACGTCCAGAAAATGCTACAAAGTACAAGCTACCTTGCACCTACTGCCCTGTTAAAAAAGAATGTTGGGCCAAAGGATCTAATCCTGGTACCGTTGAAATTGATTTAATGAAGGTGTCCAAGTAATGGTCTGCCTAAACATTAAATGCGGACAAATATTTGAGGCCAAGACTCACAATCAAAAGTATTGTTCTGATGAATGTTGCCGTGTTGCAACAAATAAAAGAATAATGGAAAAGTATTATGAAAAAAAAGCAATCAAAAATGGCGCTCCAAGAAAATGCAAGACATGCAATAGCTTTTTAAGTAGGTATAACTCAGAGACTGTATGTGCTAAATGCATAAAGTCTAAGCACATAAAAGATAAAAATCAGTTAATGGGTATACTAGATGACATTGGCTAGCTTAGTAAAAACAAAAGCATCTAAAGTTCTGGGGATCGATGCGTCTACAAATTCAATAGCCTTTTGCCTTATGGAAAATGACGTACCATTAAAGTGGGGCAAAATTAATTTATCTGGTAACGATATTTATGAAAAAATATACGATGCAAAGATTAAGATGAGCGTAATGCTAGAAGAATTAAAAGCAGATTATATTGCGGTTGAAGGAGCAGTGCTTGTTAGATCTCCTGATGCTGTAATAAAATTATCTTATGTTTACGGTGTTGTTATTGCTGAGCTAATGTCTACTGGGGCTAAAGTGATAACCATTAGTCCTTCCGCATGGCAGGCATACGTTGGTAATAAGAACCCAACAAAAGATGAAAAGGCTGGAATAAGGCTGGCTAACCCAGGATACGCAGATTCTTGGTATAAAAACCAATTACGTAATATGAGGAAGCAAAGGACTGCTGACTATTTTAACAAAAAGTATAATTTAAATGTGGTGGATTTTGATGTTGCAGATAGCTTTGGTATTGCACATTATGCTAACAAGGTATTAACACAGCGATGAAACTTTATCAGGATAAGGGCTGGCTTTACAATAGATATATTATTCAAAAAAAGAATATAGTTGAGATATCAAAAGAATGTGGTGTTTCGGCAATGACCATACAGAGATACATAGATAAATTTGGCATAAAAGTCAAGCGCTAATTGACATTTTAGTTGACTAGAAGTATAATTATTTAATGACAGAAATAGAGCCATCCATCCACTTTGACAAAATGAATAAGGTTGTTTCAGAGTTACTAAAAGGCAACTCAGCTACTCAAATTGCTACAATAACTGGACTGACTAGAAAAGATGTACTTGAGTATATTGATGAGTGGAAGGCCGTTGTACATAATGATACTAACGTAAGAGATCGTGCCAGAGAAGCCTTAATGGGAGCAGATCAACACTACGACATATTAATCAAAGAGGCTTGGAAGACAGTAGAAGATGCCGATACACAAGGTCAACTCAATGTAAAATCTGGTACATTAAAGTTAATTGCAGATATAGAGTCAAAAAGAATTGCTATGTTGCAGGCAGTAGGAGTACTAGAAAATAATGAGATAGCATCGCAGATATTGGAAAACGAAAGAAAGCAAGAGATGCTAGTTAGTATATTAAAAGAAGTAACCTCTAGCTGTAACCACTGTAAAATAGAGGTTGCCAAAAGGCTATCTCAGATTACTGGTATAGTAGAGCCTATCGTTATTGCTCAAGAGGCTTAAATGTCTATTGATTTTTCAGATTTTATAGAGATATTAGATGGCGACGAATTTGAAGAGCGTCCAGTAGATCTACAAACTTTTGTAACCAGCCCAGACTATCTTGGTCTGCCTCCACTATCTGAAAATCAATATACACTTATTGCAAGAAGCTCTCAAATATATAAAGAGTCTACTCTTATAAAACTTTACGGGGAAGATCTTGGGCAAAAGATGTTCAAGCAAACTTGTGTTGAAGTAATAGCACAATTAGGAAAAGGATCTGGAAAAGATTACTCTTCAACAATTGCTGTGGCCTACATAGTTTATTTGCTATTGTGTCTTAAAGATCCAGCAGCTTATTACGGCAAGCCTCCAAGAGATGCTATTGACATACTTAATATAGCTATAAATGCTCAACAGGCAAACAATGTTTTCTTTAAGGGATTTAAGATGAGAATCGAAGTCTCACCTTGGTTTGCTGGTAAATACACTGACAAAGCATCAGAAATTAAATTTGATAAGTCTATTACCGTTCATTCTGGTCACTCTGAAAGAGAAGCATGGGAAGGCTATAACGTATTAGTTGTTATCCTAGATGAAATCTCAGGATTTGCAACTGAAAATACAAGCGGCCACGACCAAGCTAAGACCGCTGATGCTATTTACGATATGTATAGAGCTTCAGTTGATTCACGTTTCCCAGATGTAGGTAAAGTCATTCTACTATCTTTCCCACGCTTCAAAAATGATCCAATACAGAAGTTTTATGAATCAGTTATAGCAGAAAAAGAAACTGTAATTAGGACAGAAAAATTAAAGCTTGATCAAGACCTTCCAGATAATACAGAAGGAAATGAATTTGAAGTTTCTTGGGAAGAAGACCACATAGTATCTTATGTATACCCACGTGTATTTGCATTAAAGAGACCAACCTGGGAAGTAAACCCAACTAAAAAGATAACGGACTTTACAGTTGCATTTCATAAAAATTCAGTAGACGCACTAGGAAGATTCGCATGCATGCCTTCTGATGCAGTCGACGCATTCTTTAAATCTAGAGAAAAAATTGAAAAGGCTTTTAATAAAGCTCATTTAGCAGTAGATAATTTTGGAAGGCTAGAAGAATGGTTTAAACCAGAGCCAGACAAAGATTATTTTATTCACGTAGATTTAGCTCAAAAGCATGATCACTGTGCCGTAGCAATGGGTCATGTTAATAAATGGGTAGAGGTAAAAGTTACAGATACATATTCTCAGCCAGCACCCATTGTAGAAATTGACGCAGTTAGATTTTGGACACCAACACCAGATAAATCTGTAGATTTTTCTGAAGTAAAAGATTATATTCTTGCTCTAAGAACTAGAGGCTTTAATATTAAAATGTGTACTTTTGACAGATGGAACTCTCATGATATGATGCAACAACTAAAACAATATGGCATCAATACAGAGATTCTGTCTGTCGCCAAAAAGCATTATGACGATATGGCTATGGTTGTTTTAGAGGAAAGACTTTCTGGTCCACACATACCTTTGCTAATAGACGAACTTCTTCAGCTAAGAATTATGAGAGACAAAGTGGATCACCCAAGAAAAGGCTCAAAAGACTTGGCAGATGCTGTATGCGGAGCGGTATATAATTCAATTAGCAGAACTAGAATGCGTAGAGATGAAGAAATAAAAATTCATGACTATGAGTCTATGAGCTACGATAATGATTTTTCAGTAAGTGATGGCGAAGTGGAAAATGTATACAATATGATTAGGGCACCAAGAATGCCCGAAAGCTTAGCAAGATCAATAGAAAATATGGAGATAATATGAGCGAGTACCAAGAGCTAGCAAAACAATGTAAGTGTTGTACAAAACACGTTCCGCTACCAACTACAATGAAATTATATAATGATTTAATCTTATGCCCAACTACATACTATAATGTAATTGAATATACCAGAATATGGAAGTCATTTGGAACAAGGCCAGCTGGAAGCGTAAGAAAACATTTTTCAGAATATGTTCAGCAAATAGTAGAATCTACTATTGACAGCCCAGAGTAATATAGTACAATTAAGCTAAGGTGCCAATAGCTTAGTTGGTTAAAGCCCCGAACTCATAATTCGGTAATCGTAGGTTCAAGTCCTACTTGGCACACGGACAATAGGAGGCAAAAATGAATGATCAATATTTTATAGAAAAGGGTTTTGATAAAATAGGCTCTGACATATATGTATACAAAAACTTTTTAAAAGAAGAAGAAATTAATAGTTTAGTTCAAGTTTTTAATAAAGTAAAAGACAACTCGTTATTTCAGCCAGACCTAGTCGGCACACCTTTTGAGAATAGAGTGTCAGTGCCACTTGATGATCTGCAAAACGTTTTAGATAAAGCCAAGTCTCTGATTGGGTCTTCATTTTCTCTGCACCCAAATACATCTATAAATGTTATGCGTGAGGGAGATAGCTGGGGACAGCATTCAGATAATCATGATTTTATTGAAAAAAGAAAACTAAGTTTATTATTAAAAGATGGAGAGCCTTACCAAATAGTACAGGATACAAAATATGGATTAGTTGTCTATTTTAACAGCGTTGAAGAAGGAGGAGAGCTTTACTATTCTAACCAAGGTATAACATATTCTCCAAACCCAGGTGACATGGTTATACACAGCGCAGAAGAAAACTGTATCCACGGAGTAAATAAAATTTTGCGTGGATACAGATATTCATATTCTAACTTTCTTTCTACCGAGCTTAAAATACCAGCTATTTAAATAAAGCCTTCGTAGCTCAGGGGATAGAGCAACTGCCTTCTAAGCAGTAGGTCGCAGGTTCGATTCCTGCCGACGGCACAGCATGTTTTTTTAATACCATAAATGCTATAATGATAGAAATAGATATACCAAAAGGAGAATAAAATGGCAGCAGTACAGGGATCAGCAGCAAGACTAGTAGAGGTAGCGCTAGCAGAAGTTGGAACTATTGAAGGACCGAAAGATAATGAAACAAAGTATGGTAAGTTTACAAAGTCAAACTTTCAACCATGGTGCGGATCATTTGTTATGTGGTGTGCAGATCAAGCAGGAGTAAAAGTTCCTAATACAGTATATACACCAGCAGGAGCACAAGCATTTATTAAGGCAGGAACATGGCAGATGGCGGAAGTAGCAACACCAGAAGTCGGAGATATTGCTTATTTTGATTTCCCATCAGACGGAGTAGACAGAATTTCTCACGTAGGAATTGTTGTTGGTGTTAATACAGATGGCACAGTAGATGTTGTAGAAGGAAATACATCTTCAGATAAGAAAGGCGATCAGAGAAATGGCGGAGAATGCTGTCTTAAGAATCGTGCATACAAGAAGAAGAATGGATCAAAGCTTCGTAAAAGCCAGATTGTAGGCATTGTAGGATTTGGACGACCAAAATTTGGACAAGCAGTTAAGCCAAAGGTAGAAAAGCCAGTGGTCAAGAAGGCCGCAGCAAAGCCAACAACAGTAAAAAAGAAGTAATAAAATTAAAAAGAATACTTCTGTCAATGGGCTATGCTTTGACGATATCTTGCTGTTGCCCAATGACTCTTCTCCGTTGTTGAGTAGATCTCATATAGATCTAACAACCAAAATAGGTAATCCTAATAACCCAGAAGCAATTATAGAATTTGAGTCTCCAATAATTTCTGCTCCAATGGAGTCAATTTCTTCAAGAGAAATGCTTTCCATTTTAGTAACTTCTGGGTGTATAGGAACAACGGTTAGAACTGACTTACTAGATTTAAAAATTAAAAAGTCTTTAGAGGTTAATCCAAAAAGAGTTGCTGTTACAATAAAAGTAAAAGATGTTTATAATGAAGAGGCTATTAATAAAATCATAAAAAGTAATATCAAGATAATATTACTGGATGTTGCTAATGGCCACCTAAAATTAGTTGCTGATGCAATATCTCATTTAAGAAAAATTGTTCCTAGATCAACACATATTATGTGCGGAAACGTATCTTCCTATGGCGCATACAAAATGCTTATGGATGCTGGATGTGACTCAGTGAGAGTTGGAATTGGAGGAGGTGCAGCATGCACTACCCGAATAATGACTGGCTTTGGTGCACCAACTCTTTCTTCTATAATGAACATCTATGAAATGGTAAAAGATGACGAGGTCAATGGCATCATTGCAGATGGTGGCATTAAAACATCTGGGGACATAGTAAAGGCTTTAGGAGCTGGAGCAAGCGCCGTAATGCTTGGCTATATGTTAGCTGGACATGATGAATGCACATCAGAAAACGGTGAGTATTCATTAATAGGTTTGGGGTCAAGAGAGTTTGCTGCTAGAGAAGAAGGAATATCTGATGTAAAAAATCCTATATTTAATTTTGAAGGCGTTGCTGGAAAGATTGAATCCAGAGGGCCAGCTTTTGAAGGACTATGGAATATATTAAACAATACCAAAAGTGCATTTACTTATTCTGGCGCAGAGAATATTAAAGAGCTTCAAAATAATTTGCAATACATAGAGGTCTCGCCACAATCTCTAAAAGAATCAGGAAGTAGGATATAATGTTTGAATACTATGTTAAAAAAGTAACTAAAGTAGTTGATGGAGACACCATAGATGTTGACATTGACCTAGGCTTTGATATATGTTTTAGTTCTAGAGTAAGACTTTCTGGAATAGACACTCCAGAAAGTAGAACAACAGACAAAGCAGAAAAGGCTCTTGGCCTTGAGGCAAAAGCTTACGTAAAAACTCAGATTGATTCTGCAAAAACAGTTGTAATCAAAACTGAAAAAATGGATAGTTCTGAAAAGTATGGAAGAATTTTAGGGTGGGTATTTTTAGACAACTCACCCGTTTCGTTAAATCAGAAGATGATTGATGACGGATATGCTTGGGGATACCTTGGCGATACAAAAGTAAAGGATTTTGAAGCACTTGCTAAAGCAAGATCAAAGTCTAAAAAATAAATAACATTCTGTACGTCGGTGGACATCGGGATATGTAGGAAGCGTACAGTTTGCACCTGGGCATGTGTTTAAAAGGCTCACTAACTAAGGAGTATTATGATTATTCAGATTATTGGGCTACCAGGCTCAGGAAAGACAGAACTAGCAAAAGCATTAAAAGAGCGTATTAATGCAATACATCTTAATGCTGATGAAGTAAGAGCTACGGTAAACTCTGATTTAGGATTTACTCCAGATGACAGACTAGAGCAATCAAGACGAATGGGCGAGATGGCACGTCTAATTTCTAAGCAAGGTGTAGCGCCAGTCATTGTTGACTTTGTGTGCCCAACCGAACTTACACGTGCAGCATTTGGTAAGCCAGACATTTTAATTTTTATGGATACAATTGAAGAGAGCCGATTTGAAGACACAAACAAAATGTTTGAGCGTCCTACAGAATTTGATGCAACATTTGAAGATCATAAGCTAGATCAAGACCAAAAAGCTACAGTAATTATTCAATACTTTAATCTGCATGATTGGTCAGCACCTACTACATTAATGCTTGGTCGATACCAACCATGGCATGAAGGACACCATGCTCTTTATCAAAAGGCGGGGAGTAGAACAAAGCAGGTGCTTCTTGGAGTCAGAAACACTTATAAGACTAGCGAGAAGGATCCATTGACGTTTGATCAGGTTAAAGAATATATTGCTAAAGATGAATTTATGGACGGTGCATTAGTACTAAGACTACCTAACATTACCAACATTGTATATGGCAGAGATGTTGGATATAAGATTGAACAAGTAGACTTGGGGGCAGACATTCATGCTATTTCTGCTACGCAAAAGCGTAAGGAGATGGGTATATGAGCCATCTCAAAAGCATGAAAGAAAATTACTTTACTCACCTGTATGAGGCCATGCTTATAGTGTTTTCTTTGCTAAAGGCTGCTATTGCATGTTTAGTTCATGCATTTTTGCCATTTGCATTTAAAACAACAGCGTCTTCTATAATAAGAAAAACACTTAAAAGAACGGATGACAGATATGCTGGATAAATTTAAGTCTTGGTTCTTTAAACCAAACCAACATTTTCAGATTAGATATAATACCAAAAATAATGGTGGTCCACTAAAGTGGAGAATTATAGTTGATGGAGAAGAAATGTTTGCCAGCCACATTGAAATCCATGGGTATACATATGGTGAGTCAAGCGTTGTAGACGATGATCAGAAAATGAATATGGCTTGCGATGGAAGAATTTATTGGCACGGAACAAGGGCATCAATTCAAACTGGGCCAGGACCAGAGATCCTTTCGTGATAGTTTCTAAATCAAGATCACTAATTAAGTCATTGACATGGAGAGTAGTTGCACTAATAACTACTTTTGTGTCTGCTTTTTGGATCACTGGTGAAGAGATTGCTGCGCTAAAAGTCACGGTATTGACAAATACAATTAACTTTATTCTATACTATGCACATGAGCGTGGATGGAACTATATTCAATGGGGTAGAAAATAATGCCAGTATATGAGTACAAGTGTAAATTAGACGAATCACACGCATTACTCGCTGTTACACGTTCCATCTCTGAAGATGATCCAGGGTACCAGTGTGAAGAATGTGAAGCACAAATGGTAAGACACTTTAGTCCATTTGGTATACAGTTTAAAGGCAATGGTTTTTATAAAACGGATAACAGGAGCTAAGGTGTTAATAGATAATATTAAAGATTCAATAGCCACAAAAACTCCACTATTTATAAAGTCATATATGGACTATGATTTTAATTGGGAAGATATGGTCAATGTAATTAGTATTTCATATAACACTGTTTATGGTGAAGAGATTGCAGAATCCAATAAAGGTCTTCAAGTGTTTAATAGTAAGCATAAAAAGCTTTCTAGACTAAGCACTCCTTCAAAACAACCAGTATCCTTTCATACACAAGATTTACTACACGCAGAAAACAAACTAGATTCTAAAAAATATGATCAAGTTAAAAGAATAAAAAGGGATTTAGAGGATGCAGGACTTTATGCCGATATCTATTATTCTGTTCATGTAAAATTTTCAATCAATTTAGCTGAAAACAGTCCTAAAGTTATACCACACAAAGACAGACATCATGTACTTTTAACGCAAGCAATAGGTGACTCAAAGTATTTTATTTATGAGCCAAGGGATACAGACCCATTTGAGTCTGAGATAGACACAGTCGGTAGAGACTTTAAAGAATATATTTTAGAAAAAAACGATATGCTATTCTTGCCATATGGAACAATACATGCTTTAGATAACTCATCCATAAGGTCAACATGCATATTTGATATAATAAGTCACCCTAACTCAAAATAGATTATTATTTATTGCAAAACAGGGGAAGGTGTATTTGTCAGCGTTAAAAATCTGTGTCACCTCATGCTCGTATTCTTTTGAGCCAGGATGACATAAGATAGAATTACGCTTAGGTTTTATTCTTATATTCTTTTGAGGATAACATATTTCCCCACCCTCATAGTCATCGTTAATGTAGTAGTTTAATCCTAAAAAGATGGCAGTTATGTTAGACTCTACGCCGCTAGACTCATTAATAAACCCATAGTCATCTGAATGTCTTCCAAAGGACAAATCTTTATTGTTTTCAATTGGATCGTATTTTTTAAATTTAGTGAGAGACATTCTTTTGCCAACGCTGTGTATGTCGTTGTTGAAAAGACTCTCTAGCTTTTCTGTAAGCTCTTCCCATGCAATTTTGTGGGATTCTTTCATTTCGAGTTCGTACATATTAAAAGACCCACGATTTAAAAAAAAGTCTTCTTTATATATAAATTCACTATCATACTCAGCGCACATTTCTAGAAATGAATTAAAAGATGGCTCCGATAAAAAGTCATTTATATAAAATATATTTTCGTCTAGGTATACTTTTTCCATATATCTATTGTATCATGGTATAATGTAGGTATGTCAAATGAAAAAAAGGTATTAATTGTTGGCGGGACCTCATGCATAGCAGGGGAAATAGTAAAACAGCTAGAGTCTAATCAATACAAAATAGATCTAATGACCTTTAGACAAAAACATAAAGTTTATGGATCCTATTCTTGGGTCTATCTTGACCTAGAAAATCTAGACACAGTCAACAATTTAATAAAAATAATGAAGGCAAATAAATACTCAAAGGTAATTTTTTTACCAGGCAATTCACTAGGGCCATCTAGCGAAGAATATTCTTATGAGCGTCTAGAAAATTTTTATAGCGCATTTGTTTTTAGATATAATCTTTTAATAATGGAAGCAGCCAAATCTTTAGATGATGACGGACAAATTGTTTTTATATCTTCTATTGCAGCCAATGTGCCTATCCATGATGCACACTATTCTGCAGTAAAGGCTGGAGTACAGGCGTTTGTAAAGTCTTTATCTCTTAGCTTAAAGCCAAACCAATCTGCTTTTTCTATATCTCCAGGTCTTATATACGATTCTTTTGCTTTTCATCAACAGACTTATGTTGGAGACATAAATGAGTTAGCAACTAAAGATCAAATAGCTAAAATCATAGCTAATGCTAATAAAAGTTATAACGGCAAAGTAATAGAGATTGGTTATTAATTTTTACATAATGTAGTTATTAAAACTAACATTCTGCTATAATTACTAAGTAAGCAAAAATATTGCATTACTTAGGAGATCCTTAGTTGACTAGAAAGATTAAGTACTTTTTAACCAGCCTTTTTATAATCGGCTGGCTTTTCCTTTTTAGCCCTAACTTTGCCAATGCTAATGAACCACCAGCGCCATCTGAACAGGTTATAGTTAGTCCAACCATTATTACTGTTGAAGAAAAAATAGAAACTGCAACCGCAACTTTATCTACTGCAATCTCTATTGCCCCTCCAGAAGCAGTTTCCGAAGCAGCTACAGAAGTAACAGCAGCGCAAACAGCAATTGCAGCGGCTGAGTCCGCAACAGCTATAGCGGTTACAGCAGTTGCAGCTGTTGACTCTCAAACAGCAGTAGTAACGCAAGCCGTTGCTACCGTTGATTCAGCAACAGCGGTAGTGGCTACAGCAACTACAAACTTAAGTAACGCTCAGGCTGATTTAATTACCGCTCAAACAACTGCAACAACAGCACAGGCTGCTGCTGAGTCTTCAACTGTTACAACTACAACTAATGGGGTTACAGCAACAACTTATGCGTATAGCGGAAGCACGGCTACCCCACTGCCTACTGCTCAAACAACCCCTCTTTCAACAACTACAGTTGCCTCACTTTCTCATAATTGGGGCAATGGTCAAGTACTTAACTCAGGCAGAGTAGATAACGTGATAGTTAAATTTGAGGGAACGATTACTCTTCCAGAAGAAGCATCTATAGTTAAATACAACACGTATGCCGATGATGGCACAAGGCTGTACATTGATAATGAATTAGTAATAAACAACTGGAAAGACCAGGGCACTTCTTACAGCCCGTACAGTAAAAACTTTGATGTATCTGTAGATAAAAAACAAGACTTTGTTCTTTGGTATTACGAACGAGGTGGAGGAGCAGCGGTTAATTTAGGTTGGGTAATTATTCGTGCCGATGGAACTGGATACTTCACATTCCCACAAGCACCAGCATTTTCAACAGTTACTACCACTCAAGACCCAACATTAGTTGCTGCTGCTGTTACAGCAGTTGCTGCCGTACCTGTAGCAGAAGCAGTGGTTACAGATAAGACGCAAGTGAAAGTAGTAGCAGTGACAGCGCTTGCATCAGCTCAAACCACACTAACAACAGAGACTCAAACATTAACAACCCTCCAATCAACGGCTACAACAGCGATCACAACTGCTAATACTTTAGCTGATACAGCTATTACTTTTGTTAGTACTGCTGTTGCAGCAATTCAATCTTATGTTTTACCACAGCCTGAACCAACACCACAGCCACAGCCTGAACCAACACCACAGCCACAGCCTGAAACAACACCACAGCCACAGCCTGAACCAACACCACAGCCACAGCCTGAACCAACACCACAGCCACAGCCTGAACCACCTGCAGAAGAACCACCTGCAGAAGAACCACCTGCAGAAGAACCACCTGCAGAAGAACCACCTGCAGAAGAACCACCTGCAGAAGAACCACCTGCAGAAGAACCACCTGCAGAAGAACCAC